AAATGAAGTCATTAATTTCATTCCAACTATGTTCGAATTGAATGCTTGGTCGATTGTAGACCATAATAGCTCTACGTGTATCAGGACTTTCGACTAAGGTTTTAAGAGCAGACTCATATTGATTCCAATGACCTGCACTGTATATTAAATGACCATAGTTTGAATTCACTTCACCATTGTGATTAGCGGTCATCTGCCAAGCTTTAGGTGGAGCACGATCTGGTCCATATATGTCATTAACATTACATGATTGTGATTCATACCAATCTAACTCAGCTTGAACATATTCAGGATTTACAGTACCAAAGATTGCATTTTCGTCAGCGATGAATGATGCACCGATAAGCTCAATAGTTTTACCACCATTACGATCAGTTGTAAAGTTTTCTGCTTCTAGTTCATCAACAAAGTATTGACGAATGTCTTCAACTGTTAGTTTATGCATCGATATCGCCTCGTCTAATTTTATATGGAACACCACTTACATTGATCATATCATCAGGTTGAGGCTTACGACGATTAAACATATCAGTTGTACCGTCTTGACCTTCAATGCCATCTCTTAGATATGCAACAAAGAATGATGAATAGTTAATTAGGTCTTTACCTGAATCTTCAAGAGATTCAAAGTTTTGTTCATAATTTGGATCATTTTCCATAGCTTCAATTACAGATCTTGCTCGTAATACTTTAGCTTGCATAATATCAAGGATAGTCGATATACCCTGAGGGTAGTAATCTGACTGCTTAATACGAGAATTGGGGTTTTGGTAGTCATTTGACTTTTTAAGCTGAAGATCAGCGCATTCATTTAGTACTTTGATTGATTCTTTATCTGACATGTCATCACACTCTGTTTGATTTATAAGATAATTATATCATACTTTGATGCGTTTGTAAACTGTTATTTTGTAACTATTCTACAAACATCGTGAGAAAGGAACATCTTACCTGGTATCTGAGATCTTGTCCAGTTTGATGCGTTAAACATTGATTGAGTGTCTACTATTAGATCAAAATCACATAGAATAAGATCGTCTGGGGTGATCGTTATGTGACCAGCGACAATGACATCTATTAGGTTTTTATGAAGATTCTTAGTCTGAAACTTACCCCATCGGTAACCATTAGATCTACTAACACCTGCTGGTTCTAATGTATCTGAAAGGTAACCGCGGCTATCGATAGTAGTAGCATCAATTGTGAATTCAGTACCTTCGAACTCGACTGTATTGTCATATGCAAAGGTATGAGGATCTGATGGATCCATCTTACCTGGTTCATAGTCTGATCTAGATCCAGGAACTGCCTTATCAATTGCATACTCAAGAGCGACTGACATTGCATTGCGGATTTGTGTTTCTCTATCTCTTACGTTATTGTTCTTTTTGACGTTGTTAACTATTTCCATTGCCTGATCGATACATTCTTCTGGTTTGACTACGATAGTTCCTGCTCGTTTAAAGCAATCATTAAGGTGTGCAATGAATCGTTCTAACTTAGGATCTAATTCCAATGTCGTATTACTCCTGCTATAATGAAGAAACATGTTAACCAATTGACTAATTGGAGAGTGATTCTAACGTATAGTCCTCTCTTGGCTAATCTTTGTGGTAGTACTGCTAGCTTAGGATCATCGTCGTCTGATTGACCGATTTCGTATCCTAAGCCTCGAGCTATTACTTTTTCTAAGTTACTATACATCTTTTCTTTTTTTGAGTTTTCTAATTAGTCTAAAAAGTGGACAACGATTGCATAAGTCAGTTCTAACACCTGCATCCTTCATTGCTATATAAACAAAAACAAAAGAAAGTACGAGGGTATATAACAGAACACCAGTAATCAAGATGTTGCATATTGCGCTTGACATAATATATTGCTCCTTGTTTAAAAATTGTTTCTAAATACGAACTCTATGGCTCGCTCTGCTTCTTTACTGATTGGACGTTTTGCGTACCATCCACCAGTATCTGTGTCCAAATCACGCATCAAATATTCAATCTCTTTGGCTGTGATTGGATAACCTTTAGCCATTGCGTTACCAGCTGTAGTTACCATCATAGTATATAATTTATGGTACCAGCCAGATCCATTAATGGTCTTAAACTCTTCAACCTGTTTCTTATTAATGAATGGACAATCTAAATATCCAGTCCAACTATAACTTGTATTTGTTAAGCTATTCTTCTTATGTTCTATTAAGCCTTTACGAATCGATTCTGGTAGTTTATCAAGGAAGGATTCTGCTGGCTTAACCCATTTGTGTTTTTCCATTATTACTCTAGGACACATAACCCTACCTTCATGAGTAAAGATAAAATTATGTGCACCTTCATACGAAGATGGAACATAGTACATACGAGACATATCTTTGGTTTGTACATCAGCTATTCCGCCGATTTCTTTATTCAATGCATACCAGAAATGCTTTATATCGTCATGGTCTATAACTTGGCTTATAGGGAATACCAATCTAAACTTGGGATGCTCTACTGTTGAAGATGCTGTTGAATAGCACACGTACTGATAGTCAGCATATGCTTGTTCAATATCTTTCATATCACCTTCATAGTCATCAACGTCGACAATAGCAAAGCCACCCCAATATTCAACGTTAGTATTTGATCTAGTAGTTCCTTCAGTATAAACAGCAGGAGAGATCAGTGGTGCATCCTTCTTAGTCTTATATTTTTTAGACTCAGACAACTTGTACAACATAGACTCAAACTCAACAAAGGAACGGAAGTCCATTTGCTTATGAGTCTTATTATCGTATATTGAATCAAATATTGTCAGTTGTATCATTTAAAAAGATCCATTTGTCCAGCTTGAACGCCGAAAACATCATTGAATAATCCACAATTGTCTAGGTGACTAGGAGCAGTCCAACCTTCGGGTTTAATAAGATCAGGTACACCTAGTGGATTAGGACGGGATGGTTTTTGACCGATCTCTTTAGATGTATTAGCCTTAAGGACTGCGTCCCATGCTTTATATGCATTAACATCAAATGCGTCTAATGTACCAATTGCAATTACAGCTAAATCAATAAGACCATCGACTAATTCGTCTGCATCACTTTCATCAAATGCTTTCCATGTTTCAGCTAATTCTTCATTTAAGAACTCAAGTCTAAACTTTAAGAATTCTTTTAGTTTAGTAGGGTTTTCTGATACCCATTTACGGGTATGGTATTTGCCCTGCATTTCAGCTACGTCTTGAACCCAATTCTTACTCATGATAAGATTATTCCACCGTTGTCAGGAACATGAATGCCAGTTGTTGCTTGGCGGTAATTATCAGCTAATGCCTTTGTAGGTTCTACAATGAAAACTACGTGGTTAGCTCGAATAGTAATATCCTCTTCAGTAAAAGGACAGTATGGAGCAAAACCAATACGACCTTCGCCAGCAGGCATAATTAAGATTGGTTCTTCTAGTGTAACATCACCAGCTTCATTAGTTGTTACTTTTGCTAGAATTTCTTCGCCAGAAAAGATTCTAACTAGTTTTGCGTTTGACATATTGTTATTTCCTTGATTAATATTTGTATATTATAACACATTTAGATTGATTTGTAAACTGTTTGTTACATAATTATGAAAAGAAATCACTAAGATCAGATCTTGGTTCGACTGACCAGCCGATTGCAGCCAATACTGGTTCGATTGGTTTGATAAAGGACTTATGGAACTGTAGATCATAGTTAACAAACTCATCTAAACCAAACTCTTTAGGAAGGTAATCAGAAAATGCGATTACGTCCTGTTTAGCTGGGTTTGGAAGTTTAAGAGCCACAAAGCGAATCTTATTACCACCTGCAATTGGTTGATATTGTCGATTTAGATTCAAATCATCGATCATTTTGTTGTGTGTTAGGCTAGCTCGTACGTGCTGAGGAGTCGACTTCTTATAAACAGTGTATGGATCTTTCCATTTATTAATATCAGTAACTCCACGAGGGAACGCGATTTCATTAGCTGGTAAAGTATTAAAATGAGACTTAAAGGTGGCAATAGCTTTCTGAGTTGTATCTTCATCACTTGCCAATATAAGCTTAAAGAGTTCAGTCAGAGCAACACGACATGGTGCTGGTGTAGAAGACTTAATAGCTTCGATACCCATAATCTTCATTTTAGGTTCAGCGTAACGAACACCTTCATTATCGTGTACGTTTAGTATATATCGCTTTTTAGCTGTCCAAATACCGCGATCAGCAATTACTTCACGATCCATTGCCATTCTGTTTTCATAACCACCAAGAGTACTGAATAACTCATCATATGCTTTAGCGAGAAGTGGTTCAATTACTTCTTTAGCAGCAGTATCAAGGAAGTTAACTGGATTCTTAGGTTTAACCTTATTGACTAATGGTCCAAGATTTACATAAACAGAATCTGTATCGATTGCTATTACATAATCTTCGGTATTTTCAGGTTTAAGAACATCATTCATCCATGAGTTGATTGCCTTTTCAGCCCATTGTATTGTTAATTGTCCAGTATATGTAATAGATTCGGCGATGCGCTGATCAAAGAATCTAAAGTACTTATTACCTAAAGCACCATATAAGGAGTTAAGTAAGATCTTAATAGCCATTTGACTATTTTCAGCTTTACTAATATCGCGTTCGATTCGGTATATTTCTTGTTTGTTTGCCTTATCAACATGCTGCAATTCCTGCTGCGAATCTAGCATTTGTCGTTTAACAAGAACACGTTCGTCGTACATACCACCGATAATAGATGGTAATACACCTTGCTTTTCAGTTTCAAAGTATTGACCAGAGGCAGCTAAAGACTTGCCACGATTATCGATTTCTTGTTCACGATTTAGAACTTTATTAAGATCAAATGGTACTGTTTCACCTTCAGATATTGTTTCAGGTGACATGTTATATTGCATAATGATTGATGGATATAGCGATGCTAAATCGAATGAGAGTACCCAGTCATGCATACCAACTTGTGGTTCTTTAACATAGCCGCCAGGATATGGCGTTTTGATCTTCTCATCAGCGAATGGCACTATAACATTATTAGCATGTAGTTCACGATATATGATAGTATCCCAGATTGAAGTAGTACCGAACGTTTCACCATAGTTAACACCAGCTTTATATGCAATAGTCATACAAAGCTGAATAAGACCCATTTTGTCTTCGAATCTACGAATAAGTTCTACATCTCGAATATTATAGTCAATGAACTTTTGGTGATCTTGTTTGTACAGCGTAAATAGATTACCATGCTCTTCGTATGATAGTTTCTTTTCGCCAAGCACTACACTCGCAATGTGATCTAGTTTATAGGATTCCTGTGCACCATATGAATAACCAAACTTTTTAAATGCTTCAAGATAATCGACACTTATGATGCCAGTTATGTTAAATGTCATTTGGTTACGACCCATAATGGTAACATCTTTGCGGTCGACTTTATTCCATGGAGAAAATCGCTTTGCTGTATCTTCACCAAAAAGACGCAGCGTTCTGTTTAATAGATATGGAATATCAAAGAATTCACTATTCCAACCAGTTACAATATCAGGTGTATGAATTGGATTAGACCAAAAGTTAATGAAGTCCATCATCAATTCTGATTCAGTAGAAAACTGTTTGTATATTACACGATTGTCTTGCATATAGCTAGATTCTACGTCGAAGTCATCTAGACCCCATACATAGTAAGTGTTATCAATATTGTTAATTAAAGCAATAGAGATAACTTCACGAGCAGCTTCTTCTGGATGGGGAAAACCATCATCAGAAGCAACCTCGATATCGATAGCTGTTATGTTAATAAGGCTTGGATCGAATTCGATATTACCAGGAAACTTTTCATTTAAGTAAGTAGCAACGTGTCGATCATTACCGAAGATATGTCTACCAACAACACCACGATTAGTTTCAACCCAATCTTTAGCATCACGCATAGAATCCATTTGCAAAGGAGCAACAGGAGTGCCGTCTAGAGCGTGCCAATTTGTTGGCTTATTAGTAGATACAAAGTAAGTAGGACAGTATTTGATTTTGCGTTGAACACGCTTACCATCCTGGTATCCGCGATATAGTAGTTGATTACCATACCGGGATACCGAAGTGTAAAATTCAGACATATATAAAACTCATATCAATTAAAGAACGTATATTATATAACAATTATGCTTCGGTGTAAACTGTTTTAAACTCACCTTCAGCATGAATTAATGTCATAGTCTTATTTGGTTCTGCATTAAACATAATCTCTTGCAATTGGTTTTCGAGAACTGTTTGTAATCCTCTAGCTCCAGTCTTACGTGTGATAGCGATATCAGCGACTGCTTCTAAGGCTGTCTTATCAAACTTAAGAACTGATTCGTCCATTGCAACAAGTTCTGCATATTGCTTAGTGATTGCGTTCTTTGGCTCGGTTAAGATAGATACTAAAGCACTTCGATCTAATTCTTGTAATGTAGCAACTACAGGAATTCGACCAACGAACTCAGGAATCAGACCGAACTTGACAATATCATCTGCACTTACATTAGAGATATTCTCAGTTAACGATTTATCTTCACCTTTTGATACATTAGCATGGAATCCAATACCAGCTCCAGCTGCATTTTCACGTTTAGCTACAATCTTATCGATTCCAGCGAACGCACCACCAACGATGAACAATATGTTCTTAGTATCAATAGTAACTACTTCATCAGCAGGACTTTTGCGACCAGGTTTGACTTTAACGTTTGCAGTAGTACCTTCAACTAGTTTAAGTAAAGCTTGCTGAACACCTTCACCTGAAACATCGCGACCACCGTTAACGCCAGACTTAGCACATATCTTGTCGATCTCATCGATGTATACGATACCGTGTTCAGCTTTTTGAAGGTCGCCATCAGCAGATGAAAGTAACTTAGTAAGAATACTCTCAACATCATCACCAACATAACCAGCTTCAGTTAATGAAGTAGCGTCAGCGATTGCTAATGGAACAGAAAGTTGTTTAGCTAATGTTTGAGCGAATAAAGTCTTACCACTACCTGTAGGACCAATCAACATGATATTGCTTTTAGGTAACTCAACATCAGTTTTCTTGTTATTGATTCGTTTGAAGTGACTATACACTGCGACAGCCAAAGCTTTTTTAGCCGAATCTTGACCAATGATATAATCATTTAGTTCTTTTACGATTTCTTTAGGACGAGGAAACACGACTGGTTTTCCAGTTGTTTCGAATTGAGTAACATCATCTGAGTTGGGATGTTCAAAGCTAGTGACTGTGCCATCGTCTGCTAAAGTACTTGCCATCGAGTATAGATTAAGAATATCTTCTAATGATAGATCTTCTTCTCCCTCTGTACCGATCGGCGGTTGCTTTGATGTGCTGTTACTTTGTTTTAAAGAAGTCATTTTTTGTTGGTATGACACCTCATCGTCAGACATTGCTTTGGCCATATCGATACAACCATTACATATAAACCCAGTAGGCACTTCGATCATTGCTTCTACTTTGTCCTTACTTAGACCACAGCATGAACATTGAATATTATTGCTACCACCACTCCAGTAGCCACTGCCATTACCATAATTTGTACTCATAGATTACTACCTCTTAGGTTTTTCGTTTTGATAATACTATTATAACACAATATGTCACTAATGTAAACTGTTATTATTAACTATTTCCGATGTTGTATTTAGACTTCAGTGTCCATTCTGACTTGTCCTTGTGAGGTATGATCTTAATTTGTCTAAGAGGAGCAACATTAGTAGCTAACTGCGGCTCGTTAATATTGATCAGACCCCAATCACCTAAGAGAGTAGCAATAGTGTTACGTCGCTGTACGTCATTTTCAATTAAATTAGATGGCTTACCGTCTAATAGAAAAAGCTCTTTAAAGTGAACAATGAAGTATCTCCCCTGCTTATGTAGTATATGGCATGACTGTATAATTGTTTTGTCTTTAGTCGCTACGCCAATACGAGTAAGAGTTTCTCTAATTTTTAGAAAATCATCTGGTTCGTTGATTGTAACCTCAAGCATATCGCTTGGTGACCATGTGTTTACTTCGTTATTTCCGTCCACTTTTTCCACCTTTATTCAATTTAAGTTTTAATTGATCTAATTGTTCATCATTTAAGAGTGGTAAGATAGCTTTAGCTTTTTCATTACTATAGCCATAATATTCCTTTACTACTTCTAAGTCCGTTACCTTCTCTGCCTTTGCCCATTTTGAAAAACGTTTTCTCTTACGAATACTAGATTGAAGAAAATCAAACTGCATACGTTTATCTATATGATTATGAAGGTTCATCTCGTTAGCATAAAGTACAGTGTCAACGAAATATGACAGTCCACGATTTATTAAAAATGCATTGTACTTTGATTCAGCCACGTCATCAACCATGACATCTTCTTTAGTCGCGTTGATTGCATTTAAGTAGTCAAATGGATTCATTGCATAGACTCATAGTTTTCAATTGCAATCCAAGCATCTGATTCTAGCTCATATAGTCCAAGATCTTCAGCAACGGTGCCTAAAGGAGAAATAATTACAGCACGAAAGCATATAATATCGTCTTCGTAATGTGTTGCCCAAACATCTGAGTTGCTTAATGTGTTTTCCATGATATATCCTATTAAGTTAATGCTGCAATTCGTAAAACGTCAAGTGCGATATCGTATCGTGGGTCATGTAATACAACATCTGATTCTTTTACCGATGGTGGCATGAATGTGTTTCTAATGTTAGATCCATAAGACATACCTTCGATTAGTGATCTAGTGTCTCTGATGGTCCACCATGGATAAGGTTCGGCGGCATCAATATCTCTACATACCTGCGAAGTGAAGATAGGGTCGAATGTATTACCTCTCGTGTAAACGCGTTCAGGTGGAACGTTCATCATGCGCTGAAACATATTAGGTAGCTCTTCAATAGATACATCATCTTCAGAAGGATCGAGTACAGCTTGAGCCGATTTAGACTGCTTTGACCACCATTCGACTGTGCCTGGGCAAACTACTTTATTGTATTTAGTAATCTGTTCAGCAACATCAAATTTATACATACTGCAATTAGATACTATGTCTTCAAGAGTAAGTTCACTAAGCTTCTGGTCATCAAATGCATAAAGAGCAATTGAAAGAATAGGTGCGGTATTAGGATTTTGACCTAATGTCTCATAATCGTATATTAAACATTGACTCATTTAAAGTTAACTCCAGCCATGATTTCTGTTAAGCAAGCTACGAAGTTAAGTTCAGCGTCTGCCACGAATGCGTTCTTGTATTGATAATCAGCTAAAATAAGAACTGTTTGAGGAATAGATGATGGTTCGATATATTCACCCATAGTATCATATATCTTTCTGAATAATGCTGTTGGTTCTTGGTCAATGTTATTAGCAACCCATTGTCGCATTTTCTTAAAGTCTTTGGCTTTTAAAGCAGACATAAGACCATCGAGAGATACGCTATTCAACGTTACTAATATACCAGAATCGATTGTACCAGAGACTGAATAGCGCTGAAGTTCATTTAAGACTCTACGCCAATCTGGACAATATTGCATAATGAGTTCAGCTAGAACTTGCTTGTCGTATTTAACGTTTTCGTTATCTAATATGTTTTCAGCTCTATTCATAAACTTAGCCATAAGACCAGGCATATCTTTCTTGCTTAAACTAAACTCGACAGTCGAGCATCGAGAATGTAATGGCTCGATGATTCTGTTCTTATAGTTGCATGTTAGAATAAAACGACAGTTAGAAGAGAATTCTTCAATAAAGCCACGAAGGGCAGGTTGAGTAGATTGAGCATTGAGATAATCAGCTTCATCTAATATGACTACTTTATAACCACCTTGTAACGAGATAGACGAAGCAAAGTGTTTGATTTTAGTACGAAGAGTATCAATGTTACCTTCTTCAGAGCCATTGACTATTAAATAATCAAGTTCTAATTCGTTACAAAGTGCTTTAGCGATTGTAGTCTTACCAACACCAGCAGTACCAGTAAATAGAAGGTTTGGGATTTCGCCAGATTTGACGATTTCAAGAAAGGTTGTTTTAAGTTGCTTTGGTAAAATAGCATCAGATACTTTAGCTGGTCGATACTTCTCGACCCATAGAAATTCATTTGACATAATATAACCTTTTCAATTCAAGATATGATAATTATATAATAAGGGGCAATAAATGTAAACTGTTATTATTAACAATCTAGCTCTACTACTTTCGACCACTTAAATGATCTCCAACCTTTTGCGTTTACGTCAAATACAGCAATCGCGTCAGACTGAGTTGTTCTTTTTTCAGGTGGTGTATCATATCCATGCTCGGCTAATATTGCTGGATTTAACGTAGAATCCATTACTCTTTGATCGCCGTTAACTTTATTAAAGGTAACCTTAACAATACCTTTTTCTAATGCTAAATACAGTCGTTGTAATGGTACCGATAGTTCTGCTACTTCTTGCATGTTGTCGTTGCTCATTATAAATTACCGTTAATTGTTCTTTTGTTAAGTTCATCAATATAGTCAACTTTCTTGTCGATTAAAACTATATTCTTTTCTAGACAGTCTTTTACCTTTTTGTCTGAAATGCCCTTTGCGTTTACTTCCATATGATGAATATCACGACGGATATCGGTTAGCATACTTGCTAATTCTCTTCTGTAAACACCATCACTGTTAATCTTGCTTTTGTACTCTGAGGAACCAGCGCTATACGCAAAGAACCCCATGAGTAACAACACTAAGACTATTATAGACATAACGAAGTATGTTTCCATTATAGCGCAACTCCATCTGATGCTTCACCGAAGGTTGAGCTCTTTTCCAATGCAATAAAGTATTCAATACCAGTTGAAGCAGTCCACTTAGAGATCAATTTCTTACTAATCTCAATATCGTAATCAGCAGTCATTAGCTTAAGATTAGGAATATTAACAACAAAGTTAAACTCTTCTGTCGTACTACGGCCAGTATCGTAATCAAAGGTATTAGCAGATGAATCTTTGGTATCTAATACTCGAAGGGTTACTTTACCATCTTGACCAATGATTGATAACTCAGTATGGCCAAGAACTGCGGCTGCTTTACGAATAGCACCAAGATCTGTATCAGATAACGATAGCTTGACGTCAGAAGAAGGCATGGTGATGTCTTTCTGAGGAGCAGTTAGGATTGAAGGATCCGAAAAGAAGTATCGGATTTTTGAACTACCACCAATGCTAGAAATAATAGCAGAGTTTTGATCAAATTCAATCTGTGGAGATGCTACTAAGTTTAGAACTGAAAGAAATTCATTCAAGTCGTAGATACCCATTTCAGAAGGAAAGTCTTCTGCGATAGTGGCTGAAGCAAGGATATTCTTAGCTTCGGCGATAGTTTTGACTACGCCACCTGGACGTAATACTACGTTTGGGTTAATTGTTGCAAAGTTTCTAAGAACTGCTATTGTCTGATCTGAAATGCTAATGCTCATTATAAAGTTACCTATTAGTTTAGTGTTATATATTATAACATATTTTGGGTTAAATGTAAACTACTTTTCAAAGTTATCATCGTGAATACTTAATGCGATTAAAGCATAATGTAATATCTTTAATAGATCTTTACGGTTATGACCTTCTTTCTTACCATATCGCTGAGTGTACTTGAGGACATTGCCTAATGTAAACCCTAAGCCATGGTCGCAATCAATGATGAACTCAGTTGATTGGAATTTATTCTTAGAGTAATGACCACTATAGGTTGAATCAATATAGTCTTTAAACTCTGCAATTAGTGGACCTTCGTTAAACTTATATGGTACTCGTACGAGATCGCGGTCGGGAAAGGTGTCATATGAAGCGCCAGTAGATTTAAAGAATTCATCCCAACCGAGCTTATCGCGAAGTTCAGAAGTATTATAAGTCAACTCACCTATGCCATCCATAACTGGAAAACCAGGATCATCTTCTGGATTCGCTAATGTTTTTGCCATTGCCTGATTTGCAACTTGTACTACTTCGTTTTCTAAAGTTAACGCCCATTTGCGATCAGCGTTATGCTGTTCACTTGCTTCATCCCATTCTTTTGGGCTAGCATCATTTAACGTCTTTCTCTTATCAGTCATAACTGACTCCTATATAATAATTAATTGTTTCTAGAACGGGGCTTCGCTATCAGCGAATGGGATAACAATTTCCTCTTCACCAGTTGTTTCCATATTAGCGTCAGCATCGATCTTAGTGTACAAATCTAAGAATGCTTCGCGGGTATCGTCATCAAATCTAGCGATACACAAATCGATAGACTTTGCTCTATCTTTAAAGATAGAATAGGTTTTTGCAATATGACATAATCGTCGAGTAGAGATAAGTTCATCAACACCGTCATCTTGAAATGTCTTACGAATAATTTCGCTCCAAATAACTAGCTTATCAGCAAACTCTTCGTCAGTATGTCCAAATGTGTCCATATGTTTGATCAAAATCTTCTTTTCAGTTGCTTTAGATGGATACTCTTGATCAATAGTAATAGTGAATCGTTCTAAGAACGCATCATCAATAACAGTGGCAGCAACGAATCGACCATCTTCTGAACCTTTGCCTTTAGTATTAGCTGTCGCGATAATAGTAAAACCATCAGCTGGTTGGATCAATTCGCCTGTCTTTTTAATCAAGACTGGCTTACCTTCTAAGACTCCCTGTAGACACATAATCTTATTAGTTGCTCGATCAATCTCATCAAGGAGAAGCACTGAACCTGACTCCATAGCCTTGATTACTGGACCTTTAGCAAATACAGTTTCACCAGCAACTAAACGAAATCCACCGATTAAATCGTCTTCATCAGTCTCTGGATTAATTTGTACTCGTAAGCATTCTCTCTTAGCTTTAGCGCAAGCTTGTTCTACCATAAATGTTTTACCATTACCAGATAGACCAGATATGAATGTAGGAAAGAACATTTCAGTTTTAATAATAGACAACACATCTTTAAATGCACCAAATGGTACATAGTTGCTATCTACTTGAGCAATGTTCACAGTATTTGAAGATACAGAACTAACCATTCTCATCACATTTTGAGTCTGGACTTCTGATGCTGGTGATACAACATCAGACGTTGAATTAGATACTACAGCGTTCTGACTTTTACCATCAGATGTTGAAAATAAACTTGACAAGCTGTAAGTACCCTTTCGGACGCGCAGTTCAGAGCAACAGATTGGACCCCAATCTTTACCACCAAGTCCCATATCATGCGCACATTGTTCAATTATACCTTTACGAAATTCTAATTGATCTGGATAGCGAGATTGTAGCTCATTAACAATAGCTTGACTGCTTGATGATAGTACCATAATGTAGTTTCTCATTTCATTTTAAGATAGGGTAATTATAACACAAAACCGAAGCTTTGTAAACGATTATTTGCATTATTTTTTGTAAATATTAACATATGGCTCTGGCGAAGCTTTCTAATAGTACTTTGTTTGTTTTCTTACCCTTTGCATACTTTCCAAAGGCATTTTTGATCTGGCCTGGCTTTGCATCTGTCTCTACCTCAAAGTTTGATTCTACTGATAACGCGGTTCCACTTTTCACTATGAAGTAGTTATCATAACCGTAGCACTTAGTAATAGTTACGCATTTCTTCTTGTTATACTCCTTAGATGCTTTCTTCTTAATTTGATCATTAGTACCATGATCCCATGATAGTTTAGAATCTTTACTATGCATAGCACCAACAACACGGTAGTTAAAATTACTACTACCAGTTGAAACAAAGAATCCTAAGGATTCGATTCCAATTTGTGTTTTAATTGATTCTAAGATCTTAGTTGTTAGTTTTCTGTCTTTAATAGAAGCAAAGATCGATTGTCTAGGACCACGAGTTGTAACATCACCATATGTTTTAATTTCATCACTTCCGACTTTAAGTATTATATCAGTGCTGTTATATTTCTGTGCAATCGTTGCTGCTGTTTCTGCTGAAGAATTATCATCTCGATCATAACACCACATTGAGCTAAGCTGAGCAGCGTCGCCGTCACATAATGTAACCAATGTTAGTTTCTGTATTCTGTGTTTAGCTTTAAAATTAATCATAAGGCTTCTAGAAGCCATAAGAGCTTGGTTAAACGGAGTAGCACCAAGACTTTCCTTGTGTGGAACTATAGAATTAGCAATGTATCTTAGTTCTCTTACTTTGTGTATAAGACCCGAAGTATCAGCCTCAGCCTTATCATGTGTAGTATAGGTATAAACTACACCCTTATATGCAATATATTCAAGTGCAGAGGCCATGTCTTTAGAGTTAAGATCTGAACTTGCTAATTCGACTAAAGAACATGACATAGTATCAGGACTTAATACTGATACTTCATGGCGCTCTGTGTCATTACCAGTTGTAAATCCGTATAGTTTAAAAGGAATATTAGTTGCTCGACAAAAGCAAATTAGAGTTAATGTTTGTTCAATAACCTCAGATAGTATTTGCTGCATTGAACCAGATAGATCTAAAAGCATAAACAAGCCATGATTCTTAGCATCTGCCTTTATGTTTAATGACGAGAATATGTCCTCGTTATATCGATATGAAAACAACTTATTAACGTCAAGGGTTCCTCTATTAGCAGTCGCTGATCGCTGATATTCATATGCTGCTTTTCGTGCTTCAAATTCCCTAACCGCAGGTTGCACATTCTTATTATATTCTTTAAGTTTAGTCTTCGTGTATTGCTTCAAACATGACTTTATCTCTGTAACTCTGAATGGCTTATTAGCGTTAGCTTCTTGTTCAAGTCGAGCCTGTTTAATTTCAGAATATGGTACTATGATTTTAGTTAAATCGTTTTTGTTATAGTCTTCGAAGGCAAATATCATGTTGCCTGCTTTGTCGGTATTTATAAATTTGTCTTCATTATTTCTAAAATTAGCGTCTGTTAACGACTCATATGATTTCTCTTCTCCATCTAAGTCACCGTAACCAGTTGTTGAACCATCTGTCCCATTTGAACCAACTTGACCTTGACCTTGACCTTCGCGTTCGTCGACGCTCATTCCCTGACTGTCGCCATCATCTTCATTTTCTTGTTCTTCTTCAGGTTGACTTTCTCCAGAATCATCTGAATCTTGATCCTTATCTTGATCGCTATCGCCTTCTTGTTGATCACTGCTTTCTAGTTCGCCACTACCATCAGTCTGTTCTTCGCTATCTTCAGGGTCATCTTGTTCATTCTTATCTTCATCTTCATATGCAACTACATCTCTAACTAAATTACATACGTCTTCCCATGTTTGATTAGTTAATGATCTATTAAATAGAATTTGCTCTTCGTCGTTGAATGGAACATCAAGTCGACTTCCTAATTTAGCTTTAAGATTCATTCGATCAATAAGTTTCATTGAAGGAACCATAGCAGGATCTATATCTCCAAATACTCCGTCATGAAATAACGAAGTATAACCTTTAGAAAAGCAACTTACCAAACCTGGATAGTCTCGCTGAATAAATCGTTCGATACGAGCATCTTCAATAACGTTCAAATAAGGCTTAGGACAGCCTTTTACCATTTCGTTATTTGCATGGAAGCCTTCTTCTGGAGTGTATAATGCATGACCAACCTCATGACCAACCAAAAGATCATATACGTTTTTACCCATATCTTTCCAATTGGGTAGACCTAATACTCTATGCTTTACGTCAAACCAAGCAGATGAGTAGTTACCACTCTGAATGGTAATGTCCTCTTTAGCTAGTAGTTTAGCAAGGAGTGGGTTAACTTTATATGACATATTAGATTCTCATGTTGATTTAATAAGATAATTATAAACCATCTATCACGTGATGTAAACAATTATTTTGATTATAGTGAGATCATTTAGGTATATTAACTGATGTCTATATAACCTTAGGGAATATGAGTTTAGCACAGTAACAGAGCTAAATCTTAACAGTAGAATTGCCATCCGGAGTGAGTAATTGTATGATATATTGTCAAATATGGTGACCAGGGTGACATATTTCACTCATTTTAGTGTATATGTTATTGAATCGGTTAGATATTTACCAGATGTGCACGCCTGTGCACCGGAGTATTTGATTTGAGTATACATATTGCTTTGACCAGGCGTGAATATCAGGATCACTTAAGTCTAGAGAAGTTTTGATCCTTAACAAACTCAATTTTAGATCTGAACTTGTTCTCTAATATATCGCCTTTATGTGATATAATGAACACGTTAGAACCATCTTCGAGAGTAGCTAAGATTTTGGTTAGATTCTCAACACCTTCAACATCTAGACTAGAGTCAAACGTCTCATCTAGAATAAGAAGGTTTGTGTTAGCACTGTTCTTCATCTGAGCAATCTTTCTCCAAGTAAACAATAGAGATAGATCGATACGTTGTTTCTCACCTTCAGAGAAAGATGAATAGTTAAACATATCTCTGTGTCGAGATTTGATTGTTTCGTTAAAGCTTTCATCTAAGTTAAATGCAACGAAGAAGTCTAATACTTGTAGATATTGATTAACCAATTGATTCATAACAGGCAAATATTGCTTAATAACTTTAGTCTTAATACCAGTATCTTTAAGCATCTCGGCCAAAGCATCATTATAAGCTCTATCTTCTAGCTGTTTAAGCTTGCGTTCGAGTGTATCGTTCTTGTCGCTACGTAGTTCATCATAGTCGCCTTGAGCTTCTGACATATCGTCAGACTGATTAGATAAAATAGAAATCTCTTCTTGTGTACGACCAATCTGTTCTTGAAGAAGGGATACTTTTTGGTTATTAGCTAAGATTAATGATTGAGATTCTTTAAGTTTAGCTAACTTAAACTGAATAGTACCATTAAGATTTGTAAGCTTATTTAGCTCCTTTGTTAATCCTTGCTTAGCTAATTGAATCTCTTGAGCTGAATCTTTGATCTCAGAAACCTTAGAGTGTTTAGTATCTTGGCATATTTCTTGATCACATGTTGGACATTCATTATTTTCTTCGTAGAATCTACTTTGTTTAACTAAGTCCTTTGCCTTCTTGTTAAACTGATTGTCAAACGTATTTAATTCAGCTACCTTTATCTGATTGCTGTTAAGATTAGATTCTTCTGAAGCAAGCAACTCATCTAAATTCTCACCAAGTTTTGTGGATTCAGAAATAAGTACTTCAATTTCTGTTCTGCTAGATTCAATATTCTCTTGTTTTTGATCGATTTGATCTGCATTCATCAACTCAATGTTTGTGATATACTTCTTCTGAGCATCGATTTTAGTATTCAATAGTTCAATCTGATGTGTTAATGATTGAATTTGTTCGTTAGTACGAGTTTGTCGTTCTTTAAGTAAACCTTTCATCTTAGTGAATATATTAATATCTAATAGATCTTCAATAACTTCACGTCTTTCACCAGCACGTAATGCCATAAAGGGAATAAACGAACTAGATCCCAATACAACAACTTGGTGGAATGACTTATGGTTTAACTTAAGGATATTTTGTTCTAAATACTTTTGGTAATCTTTAACGCTAGACGACTGATTAACTAACTGTCCAGCTTGGTAGATTTCAAACTTGCCTGGTTTAATTGAACGATAGATTCTAAAGTCAACATTACCAACGTGGAATTCTACTTCAACTTCACATCGTTTCTTATTGATAGAGTTAACTAATTGATCTTTCTTAATGTCGCGGTGAGGTTTACCAAACAAACCAAACGACAAAGCGTCTAGTAGTGTCGATTTACCTGCACCGTTTTGGCCTACGATTAAAGTTGTAGGAGATTTGTCTAATCTAACGGTGGTAAACTTATCACCAGTAGACAGAAAGTTGCGCCATTTAACAGATTTAAAGATAATCAATTTAAGTTACCTATACTAGTTCTAAGTTTTGAGCTTCAGTATAAAGCTCTCTAAGTTTAGCCTTTAAACTATCGCTATCTAAGTCAGTCGACACAGCATCGACATATGTATCTAATAGCTCTTTTGTATCTTCTAATGAAACCTTGTTATCTTGTATATTTTCGCCTGCATATTCTTCAAAGTTCTCAGCAATCTTAAGCTCGTGTATTGGACGAGACTGGATACCATCAACAAACTTATCAAAACCATATAGGTCTTTCTTATTTACTACAATTAGTTTAACAAACTTGTGATCAAACTGAGTAAGATCTACTTTGCTATAATCATTGTTTACGTCATCCCAATAGAACTTTTTAAATATAGTAATTGGGTTTAGTACTGGAGTAACTACACGAGTCTCAGTATCAAGTACGTGAAAGTACTTAGGATCATCGACATCATTCCAAGTAAACTCCATCTGAGCACCGAGATAGTGAATGTTACCATTGCTCGACTTAGTATGAAAGTGACCTGACATTACAGTCTCAAATCGTTTAAATATCTCTGTAGTCATGCCATGAGGATTCGGCATACCAGGATATAAGTCAAAACCCATAAGCTCTAAATGAGCTCCAAGAAATGGTGCTTTACATTTCTTTATAAAGTCAGTGTATTCTTTATAGTTCTCGTTATTAATCCACGGAACAGCAGCAACGCTTAGACCATCGTAATCTAAGACTGTTGGCTTCATGATGATGTTTACATTGTTCTTAAAATGACCAAGGAGTTCTTTAAGTGCACATAAGTCATTAGTATTCTTGTAAAACACATCATGGTTACCAGGAATAATATCCATAGAGATACCATTATCACGTAATGGCTCTAAGAATACTTTACGGTTATGATTCAATGCTTTAAAATTAACAAATTTGCGATGCTCGTAATAGTCACCTAGATGCAAGATGTTAGTGATATTATTTTCTTTCAAATACGGAAAGAAGATCTCACTATAAAATTGCTCTTGGTAATCAAGGAATATATCGCTTGAATTACGTGCACCACAATGTGTATCAGAAATAATAGCTACTTTCATGATTTAGTCTCGTTTAAGTCCAAAATCCTCAGATTCATCTAAGTCATCTAAGTTATCAAAATCGTCAAAACTCATAAACTCTTCTAAACGCATCTTCTTAGCTGGTGGCTTACCCTTCTTAGAATCTGCATAGTCTTTAATGATTGTATCATTTGCTCGTATTGCACTAATTCTTTCTTTCAGAATATCGATATATGCTTGGGTGTCATTATCCATATCTTCACCCATTTCACTATATTCAATAAACTTGTCAATGCCGACTTGATCAATATATTCCCACTTTAGATCAGACTGCTTCTTCTCTTTAGTGATTCGACGAATAAACGCGAAATAGCATATCTGAGTAAAGTAAGCAAATGCATTAGGCTTACCTGTACGAGTAGCTGCTTCTATATTGTAGTTACCAATAGCCTTTAGACAGTTTTCAACACCATCCATAACCATTTCTTCTTTGTAAGTGTATCGTATAAAGTTTGGCTTATGTGATAGACCATTAGAGATCTTAAGAAAACATTCAGCAATGTATCGAGTTACGACTGGGGCTTCTTCACCTTTTGATATCGCATCATTCATTGAAGCTACGTAATCTACAACAGCATAAGAGAAATCTCTGTTGTTGACGTAATGTGGTTTTTCACGTGGTTTAAGTTTATCGCCCATATTTTAGTTTTCACTATATATTGAATTAATGTATATTATATCATACTGGTACGGAAATGTAAACAAAAAGAGTGAAATGTGGTGAATTAATTTGACCGATAGCCGTTTTGCGTTTTCGGTGTAATGATTGTTAGTATTACATAAAGTTAATGAAAATAAGTGAAAATAAACGTTTACAAAGGAGGGTAACTATGTTATAATAGATTTCTTGATCTTAATACTGATTGATTATGTCCATGATCAGTTAGTATTGAACCTATCATGCTTTATCTTGAAGGAGGGAATGGTGGTGGTAGATGGATGTAATACCGGATACAGTAGTTACATATATCAGTACATACAGCATAGCTGTATTGCAGCGTAGCTGCAAGAGTATAGGTTACTGTAGTATCATATGTTATGCAGCGACAATATTATTTATCAATGCACCGTATCGTTAGCTGAGCACGTACTTAAAGCATCATACTCTGTACGACTATTATTTACTAATGTACTCTTATGTTTACCATATTCTACAGAGTATCCTAAGTAAGTATTCTTAACGTTCTCGTCAACTTCACAGTGACAAATTACTGATTCTCTTGGTATCGTAAAAAGCTTACCACTACCAAATCCAAACCATTCTTCTAATGAATACTCTAACTCGTTCTCTGCGTTCATTTTAGGTATTAAAGTGTATGGTCTTTCAATCATATAATTGCCATCGTTATCACTTACTACGTGACATATGATCTCTTCACAGCTAATCAGCTTAAAATGTCTAATATCTACTTCGTTCATATTTTAATCTCAAAAATCTTATATTTGAACTGTTCCGTAGTATATATCTGAATGCGTTTCCCTGCATGTTTAAGTGTATAGTTCTTTGTCGATTTCCAATGTAGATCATCAGCTATATCAAATACCTGAGTATCACGACCATCATCAGATTTCCGTAAACCACGTCCAATACTCTGTAAAACACGAACTTGAGATTTAGATGGACTTGCAAATATAATGTTATGCAATCTACGAATATTTATACCTGTCGAGAAAGTGCCTACCGAGGCAACTATGATCGCTCCATCTGATTCTTCTGTTATTGCTCGTATAGCTTCTCTAGTCTCTACGTCAGTCTCACCAGATACATAGTACACTTTCTTCCTAGTATTCATACCTTCTAATTTTGTTTTAAGCATTTCATGTAATGGTTTACCATGCTTCTCAACGTAATTAAAAAGAATAAGAGTATTGCCTTCTTGATCTAATGCTAAATTTGTTATAAACTGATTACGCGGTTCATATTGTACTATAAAGTCCAGCTCTTGTTGGTACTTCATTTTTGATACTTCTCTACAGTACTCATCATCGTACTTAAGAAGCAATACGCTGATATCTAAATCAGCTAACGCATGATCATCCATCAATTTCTTAGTTGTAGTTACCTTATATACAGGTCCAAACAAACCTTCTAGTACTAATTGATTAATCTGTGCGCCATCTAACGTACCAGTCGTACCAATGCGATACTTAGCATTATGACATTTTTCCAATATAGAGGTAAGAGATTTTGCTTTAAAGTTATGGGCTTCATCACCGATAACCATACCAAAGTCTTCAAACCATGGAGTTCTTTCTTTGTAGATAGACTGCCATGTGCTTATAATAACTCTATTCTTGATATTATATTTATCTTTACCGCCGTATATCTTATAGCATTGATCTTCAACATTCCATCCTGAGTCAGTTGCCGAATAGTCAGCAAAGTCACTGTACATTTGTTCTACAAGAGATGTTGTAGGTACTATCAATAACACATTGCCATCATTTGCAGCTAAGAATTCTCTCATACATAGATAAATGATTAATGATTTACCTGATGCTGTTGGTGATAATAGCAAAGATTGCTTCTGTTCCATAGCATGAGTAACTGCTACTTGCTGATAATCTCTAGGTTCTATCACTGTTCCTTGAGCAGTTAGTGCAATTTCGCTCAATAAGTTATCAATATCAAACACTTCTTCAGTGTCTGGACGACCATAGAATGAGTTATCTTCTACGACGAGATCGTACTGACGAACATCTGCAAACTCTTTTATATACTTAAAGAGACCAGCATATATTGTTTTAGCTCTAGTATCGAATAATCTAATCTTACCATCCCACATCTTATTGCGATATGCTGGCATAAATTTGTAACCATCAACGTAGAAACAAAAATGCTCAGACAGTTCCATCTGGATACCGGAGTCGGTCTCTATTTCTAAGAATACATGATTCTTTTTCTTTACAATAATTTTATCCATTAAGCACCACTAGTGAATTTAACCCAGTCAACAGCATTTCTAATACTCTGATGCCGCCACTTTATTGATTCCATAATTTCTTTAAGTGTCTCGACAATTAGTTTGAGATACTCCATTTTAGAATCTAGTTCTTGAATATGAGGATCAGCATCGTACATACGATTCATATCACCCTTAAGAACTGATAAACCATTCAATGGATCATATGGCCAACCAAGATCATCGATCTCTTCTTTTGATAGTTTACCATTATAATGCAGCCACTTGTTTTTAAGCAGAACCTTCATCTCGTTATCAGACTTCTTATACCTAAGCTTAGCCAAAGTATAGATCTCTAAATATTTTCCATGCAGTTTAGCAGAATCTCGAGAAGCTTCATCATAATTCATCTCATCAATCTTACTATCTCTCTTCCACATTTCTAAGATCTGTTCTAAATCAAGTGGGTTTGCCATATATGTTCCTCAATAAGTAGATTATAATATTATTTATATCACTTCAAAATATGTGAATTTGAACGTGGCTGTTGCCTGTAGATATTCAACATCGCTTGTGCCAGCATCAAACTCTAAAGCATCTAAATTAGTTGGAAATAATCCAGTAAATCTAACAGTCTTTGATGAATTATTATGACTTGTAAGTATATGCAAAGTCGCATCAGATCTCAAATCATCGTCTGATTGAGCTAACGAGTGCATCCAATTAAAGACTTCTAAGTAGTTATCCATATCTTCAGTTACACTAAAACGAATGCTCAGTGTATCAAAATTGATGCGATCGCCTGGTTCTGCGTAGTTAACAGACTTATATGAACTTGCAGCTTCAGATAGCGAAAGACTTGGAAGAGTTACAGCATTGGCAAAGTACTCTAAATTTGGATAATTTGCAACTTTTAATCTAAATCCAACAGGACTCAATAGATTCTTATTGCATGTAAGTGTTGTTGACATTGTAATCACCGTTATGTATTAGTTCATTATTATTTATACACGGATCCGAGGCAAAAGAAAGGGCAGCCGAAGCTACCCTTCTTTATGTAACTATTACTTATTAAGTAATTTCGAAATTACGCACCCGATACAGAAAGGATGTTAGCAACTTTGAAAGAACGGAAGTAAGTATTTTGACGAACCGCACCAGATACGAATGGGTTAGCAACTTTACCGTAACGAGTCTTGAAACCAATTTTTGGTTGGAAGGTCGAAGGATCAACTGCACGAACCATAGTTAATGGAACGTAAGGGCAGTAGAAGTAACCAGCATCGTATGGGTTAGTACCACGATAGCCAACAGTAACATAATCGATACCAGCATATGGATCAACATATACTTTAATACGACCGTTAAGAAGACCAGCGAAAGTGTTACCAGTAACATCTACTTGTAACTCATTACCCATAGCAGGTGTGTAGTCTAATACGCCTGAAGCAGCAAGAGCAGAAGCAACATCAGAAGAAACGATAACGAAGTTACCTTTACCACGACGAGTTGCTTTAGCGATAGCGTTAGCTTCAGTTTCAATTTGCATGATTAATGCTTTGAATTTCTCTGCAGACCAGCGACCATCAGCATCAGTTGAAAGATCGAAAGTACCGTTTGCAGCAGTGTTAGCGCCAGTAGCACCAAGAACAGCTTGAACATTGATATCGCGAACGATTTCACGGTTGATTTCAGAAAGAATTTCAGCAGATAAGATATTTGCTAATTCAGCTTCAGCGTCTAAACCATGAACAGCTTTAAGATCTTGAGCTAATTCCATAGTGTATTCAGCTTTAAGAGCACGAGTAGTAGCAGTTACAGTAGTCTTGTCGATGCTGAAACCCATTTCGTTAGGGTTAACTGCTTCGCCAGTTGCTGTTGCCATACCTTGACCAGTAACAAATGCATCATTGATGCCGTCAGCTGGAGTAGTATCAGTACCACCGAATGGATCATCTCCACCGTGTGCCACAGCAGTATCACCAGAGAAACCAGTATCAGCTTCGTTGAATAATGCTTCATCACCATCAGTAACGCCAGAATCAGTAGTTTGGTACTCAGACTTCATAGCGAAGATAAGACCAGTAGGACCACTCATTGGTTGAACGCCAGCAATATCATAAGCGATAAGGTTAGGCATTGCACGTCGTACTAAAGAGATAAGTACTGGATCAAATCCACCAGTAGCTTGGCTAGGTGAAGAGTCAGCAGATACTGTATCTTCGTTTAAAGAAAATGAACCATGAGAATTGCTTTCTTTAAGAGCGATTTCTTGGTTTTCTAATAACTTTGCAGTTACAGATTTTTTGTATTTATCAGCAATCGCAGGTGCGTCGCCATGATCAAGGACTGGTGCCCATTTTTCAGTTAAGTTTTGATTTCCACCGAACATAATGTTCTCCTAATAGGAATATTTAATTAAATTGTTAAGTTTGTCGACTAACAGGTATATTTATACCTACTTAGTCTTTGACATTGCTGTCATGTATCGAGCCATATCACCAGATACTGTAACTACGTCTGCTACGTCTTCTGAGATCAATTCAACTTCAGATGTTGTTGAATTATCGCCAGCGAAGAACGATTCTTTAACTGTCTTAGCTTTCATTTCGAAAGATTCAGCGTCAGAGTAATCTACATCTTCTAATAAAGAAGCTAGTTTTTCGGCTTCTGTTGTGGCTAGACCTTCAGATTGACGACGAACGATATCTGAACGAGTACTTTCTTGTACTTGACCAAATAATGCTACGTTATCTTCTGTGGTTTTATTTAACTGTTCTTCTAGCTCATTGACTTGGTCAGTTAATTCATCAACTAAGTCAACTTTACCTTCAGGTACAGAAACATAATGCTCTTTAAACACAGTTTGTAATGAAGTCATAAAGTCTTCAGCAATCTCAGTGCGTAAACCACCTTCAATAGCCAAAGCATTTTCAGTCATCCAAGTATCAACCGCATAGCTTAAGTAAGCATCTACTTTTTCTACGAGGTCAGTTTTGAATGATGCAACTTCTTCTTCAAGTTGGACAGCGCTTTCAGCTTCAATACGAGCAACTTCTTCAGTTAACTCAGCGTTGAAAATTTCAGCTGCTTTCTCTTTGAATTCTTCTGAAAGAACTTCGTCATCATCGATAGCAGATTCAATAGTATCTTCAGATACAACTGACTCAGCTTCAACTGCTACGTCTTCCTTTCTTACCATTGAAGCATAAATTTTCTTAGCTTCATCAGTATTTGCTTTCTTTAACATGTTAACTGCGGCGTTTAAGATACCAGCTTTGGTTGATGGTACTGCATCTTCATCGACTTCATCTTCGTCTTCGTCTTCTTCATCATCTTCGTCTTTATCAGACGCTTCAGATACGACTTCAACTTCGGCAACTTCTTCGATTTCTTCTGCAACCATTTCCTCGGCAGGAGTCTCAGCAACTTCTTCGGCTACGTCTTCAACAGTATCTTCCGATACAGTTTCTTCAGTAACTTCAGCTTCAACTTCAACAGTATCTTCTGCAACGACTACTTCTGTCTCTACAGCTTCAACCAGATCGGTCTCAACAGCTTCGATGTCTTTATTTTCTAAATCAGACATATAACTCTCCTAAGAGTTTTTAAGTTTAGAGAGGAAAGTTTGAAATGCTTTAATCTCAGTCTCGGTCGAATGACCAGCTGGAGCATTTTTAATTTCAGTCTCAATTAATTCAATTTCTTGAGGTTTAAGGATACCATTATCCCAGATCCAATCTACACCTTCCATTATACCATTAACAAAAGCTTCTGGTGCTGACGGATCTTGTACAATGTCTATAGTGGCAAGATGAAAATCCTTACCAACATATGTGTTACCATCCTTACGACGCTCAAGACTACCCATACCACGACTTGATACACCAAGCTTAACACCACCTTCAAGAAGACCTTCAACGATCCGGCCCATAGGAGTTTTAAGAATTGATGCTTTTCCTATAATATCACTACCATCAAAATACAGGTCAGTGATCTTATGTGAAACTTTATCCAAGTTAATTGAAGGACCTTCTGGGTGATTTAATTCACCAACAGCTCGTCCTGTCATAACTTGAGTTGTAATGTATTTTTGAACAGCGGATTTCATTACTTCGCTTTCATAAATACGACCATTACGATTCTTTTTATCTGCTTGCATGAATACGCCTTCAATAGCATATGACTTGCCAGCATCTGTGTCTTCAGTGAGTACGTTATAATCACTTTCAACGAATTCCGATATCATCTTCATTATTATTATTCCTTATCCTTAATCTTCAACGTCAGTAGACTCAGACTGAACAAATACTGGACCATTCATAATCTCAGTAGTTGCGGCTCTAACAGCAGATCTCGCTACTGTTAATTCCTTAATAGCATCAGAGTACGCTTTCACTGCAAGGTCTCTTTTCTTGCTAACGCTCTTAATATGAGAAACCATCTTTTTATTTTTAGCTGGATCATCAGGTTTAAATGAATGGTTAGGAAAGTCAGCCAACGCAGCAATTGCATCTTGAATTTCATTAACACCTGACGCAGTATCTACTTTCTTAATAGTATCAACAAGCTTCTTTGTTGTTAATACTTTTTTGCCTTCTTCGAGCTCAACAGCTTGAGGTTTAGCAGATTCACGTAAATCTTTAAATGACTTCATTACAGTTCCTTGTCTATTTCGGCTTCAGTATTACCATACATATTACTAGCGATTTCGATCTTTTGCGCATCTAATGCACCAGATACTTTATCACCAAGAGCTAGATCAAAACTAGCTTTAGCCTTGGCAGTATCACCATTAGCTAAATCGTTAATAAGATTTTCAATAGACATACGTTACCTCGTTATATTTATTTATACTAGACGTCCAGATCATCTAGATCGTCTTCTGGTTCTTCGGCCTTTTCTTTTTCCATTTGAGCATTCATTACTTCGATTTCATCATCGCTCTGTTGAAGTACGTTCTTACGAACCCAATCTCTAGAAACGTACTGACCAACATATTCATCTAAAGTTGCAAGCATTTCGAATCGCTCTCTACGAATCTCGTTAGTCTTAAGTTCAGCGAAGTGGTTATCTTCAATAAAGTTAAAATTAATGTTAGACCTAAATTCTTTCCAATCTTTTTCTGTGATAACACCTTTAAGTAACAGCTGTGTTTTCAGTAACTGCAAGAATATACTAGAAAAACGAGTGCGTAGTCTATCAACAAACTTCTTGAATTTAACTTCGTCTCTGTTTATCTCTGATGCTCGACCTAATGCAAACGTAGAATCTTGTTCCATGCGACTAACCGGAACATTTAAAGATCTATACAATCGCTTCTGGAAATAGACAATATCATCTATTTGTCCTAGGTTTTCACCACCAGGTAGTGTAGAAATCTCAGTACCTCTACCACCTTCTCGTCTTGGTAAGAAGAAATCTTCTAACATAGACATATGTTTCTTATCATTCTGCATTTCGCCAGTGTTCGCATCATATACTAGTTTGTTACGATACTGGTTCATAATACCACGTAAATATTCTTCAGCCTTACCTTTCTGTAAGTTACCAACATCAATATAGAATATACGACGTTCTGGTGCTCGTGATATACGATAGATTACTAATGAATCTTCCATCATACGAAGCTGATTTACTGGTTTAACTGCCTTATGTAAATACGAAAGAGTGCGTTTGCGACTAGCATCAGTAACACCTGAAGTACAATAAGCAATCGCGTCTTTCTTAATCTTTAATCCTTCTTTAGCTTCTGGTGAATCTTTATAGATGTAGTAGTCATTATTGTCTACGTATACTTTAGCACCAGTCTTAGGATCATTTTCTTCAGTAACTTCTTTTACCTTGCTGAGTTTAGTCGGATCAATATACCGTAACTCTTTAATGCCAGCTTTCTGATTAGCATCGTCTATCATAATATGATATGGTAAGCGACCATCGACATACCATTTACGGAATATATCGTGACCAAACAGATTGAAGTCCATTAACTCCAATACTGTATCAAATTCTTGTCTGATAATCTTTTTGATTTTATCTGAGACGTCTACCGCATCAAGTACGATATTTACAGGTTGATCTTTATCACCTACAATTGATTCATTAACTATATCTTCTATTGCTCCATCACATTCAGGATGCATAGCAATGTCACGATATTTACGAATCATATCGCGATCAGATTTAGCCTTATCTCCGTCTAAGTCAACGTAAGAACCAAAATGAGAACCACCACCGACAATAGTACCAGTAGCATCTTCTTCTGTCTTAGGAACAAAGGATGCAATATCCTTTTCCTTATCACCTTTACGTTTTATATCGAAGCCAAAAAATGTTGCCATTGTAATCTCCATTAGCAAGAGGGCTAGACGATTCTAACCCTCTGTACTAAATTATTTATACAACCCTACGAAGTGACTCCGGTCGCTTCCCAGTATTGTACTTGAAGCTCAACTGTAAATTCTTCGATAGTGTTCTCAGAATCATAGCTAAGATCAATAGCTCCTAAGTTAGTTGGGAAAGTACCACGGAAGTCATAAGACTTAACCACTGTACCGTCTTTAGCTAACTGTTGAACTGTCATATCTGCTTGGTACGCAGTTGGATCAGTAAGTCCAGTATTATTTTGATGCTCATTAATACCATTCATCCAACGCTCAAAAGCATTTCGAACACTAAATTCTACATCATTGATAACTGTAAGAGTTAATGGTTCGAAAGTACGATCACCAGCAATCTGAAGCTGACGACCACGGAATGGAATAGTAATTGGAGCGATAACAGATGAAGGAAGCTGAGCACCTTTACATAAGAAAGATGTTAGTTCAACATCACCCTGAGCATAACCTGGAAAGTTACAAATAACTTTAAACATGTTAGCACGGGCACCACCGCCTGTTAATTTTGATTTGAAATCATCTACGCCTAAAATAGCCATTTTTTAATATCCTCTAATTAAGAACCGGAGATTTCAGAGAAATCCACACCAGTTCTAGTTGCGATAAAGTTAAGAGTGATAAAGTTAATAGAACGCGCAGGTTTAACATAGATGTCAGCAACGAAACGGTTACCATCAACTACTTCACCAGTATTGTTAGTAGAATCACATATAACTGCGAAATCAGTAACACCACGACGACCTTTAATATCACGAAGGAAAGGTTCAACCATATTACGGAATTGAGCCTGTGTGAATTCATCATTGAACTCGAATAGTTGAGCTCTTGCTGCTTTAGCAATAGCTTTTTCCATTACGATGAATAAGCGACGAACATTGATACGATCAAATGCTGATGGACGAGCTAGTAACGTCTTATCACCAAACAATTGAATACCTTCACCAGCAAAAGCAACTAATGGATTAACACGAGCTTGATATAATTCATCACGCTGAGCACCAGTTGGATTAAAAGCTAGTTTGGTTACACCTAATACAGCACCACGAGTCTGACCAGCTGGAGAGAACCAAGTATCAGCAACGTTATCTGTGTTTGCACAAAGACCAGCAACATGTCCATATGCAGGAATGTTACGATAAACGTCATTGTATTTGTCATAAACATAAAGAGCTGAGCTATCAGCAACGCCGTACGAAGTACTAGTTAGACCGTTGGCCCAAGCAATAACATTAGCAGCTGAAGTAGCACCAACAGTATCTATTGTAGGAGGAGAAACAAAAGCCATAACGTCCTTGCGAGTTGTTGCAAGATCGATAATATATTTTGAGTTAGTAAATGTTCCAGCCGCTGTATCTAAACCACCAAATAATAGGTTTACATCAACACTTTCGGCATCTGCAAATAAGTCTAAAGCTAATTGTAATTCGCCATCAGATGGTGAATGATCATCAGCACCTGTAGTCATAGTATCACTAGTTACTACATCACCTGTAAATGTTGAATCACCATCAAGCAAAGATCCAGCATCACTTAACGATGAATCATGATCCATGAACCAAACGTACTTAGATAACTTATTGACGACATCTGCATAGTAGTTACTAGAACCATCAGATTTTTTAGCATTAGATGCTTGAGATAGGAACTCATAAGTTTCAAGAACTGTACCAGCCGTACCAGTGAATACACCAGCACCATCAACTACAACGACATGAATTTCATCACCCGCAGTTGGCGCGCCAACTTGCTCAGCATATTCAGAAGTAGCAGGCTTAGCAGAGAACTGACTCTTATATGCCCAAGTATCCCATGCAGCTGTAAGACCACCAGAAGCTAAATGAACCTGTAGTCCATTACCTAATGCACCTGGATATTTAGCGGCCCAAGAACCCCAAGTAGCAAGGTCAGTAGTTGCATGACCAGCTAAGTCGTACGCAGATTCATTGTTGATAGTAAGGGTAGCAGTACCAGCAGCATTAGCGTTAACATGACTCGCGTCAGCGATACGAACAACTTTTAATGCAGAACCATATAGCAAAAAGCCAGCAGCAGGTAGAAAGTATTTTGCGGTAAGGTCTGAAGGTTGCCCAAACACAGATGCTAATTCTTTTTCAGAACCAACAGTAGTAATTTCAGCAACGGGACCCCAATTAAATGCACCAACAGTACCACCAATAGATGATGAAACAGCAGGAACAACGTTTGTAGCGTCAATCTCTTTTACATTGACACCCGGCGATAATTGAAAAGCCATTGTGTTTTCCTCGTCAATAGTTTATAGTATGAGTTCATAATAAGGTTATTCTTCAACTACATATATTTATAATATACCGGATTTCTAGAAACTGAAATCGTTATCAACCTGCCAGGTAGTGCCAGCTGGAGTTTCATATGTTTCTTTCTCTATGGGGGCATCCTGACTACCAATAAGACCAAATGGTAACACGTCTTCTTGAATAGCAGCTAGCTGTTCCCTGTAGAGCATATCTTTCATTTCAATATTAGTCATTCCTTCAAATATGTCAGTTGTAGCAAACCAACCAAACATAACTAAGTTCATCACTAAATCATCATGATTATTGCCAGTAGCTGCATAACTTGTACCTTTTATGGCAAAAGTAGTGAGCTCCTGGATTGTATGTATATCATGTATAATGAGCTGGCCTTGCTCAATAAAGTCCTTAATAGTAGAACAACCAATACGCTTGACTTTCTTAGTCATAGTCGCACCAAGCATTCCTGCTTTAACTGTTGATTCTACAAACATATTCTCATATTCGAGTTCGTGCCACATACCATTACAAACTATAGAACCCTGGTCGTTAGACTCTATAATGACATATGCTTCGTTATACGTTGTTGCATATTTATATATAACATCTGGTAACAGCATCGGAGATATGTTGTTATCTCTAAATATAGCAACCTGCTCAAATGGTCTACACGTCACGTCGATTATATTGAATGTCGAATAATCTTGACCTCGTCCTTTAGATACATCAACCATCATGACGTATTCGTGACCTTCTTTAGGTATCTGATAAATGAACGTATTATCAATTATATGTTTTGGCTCAGATGATAATAATCCCATTAATGCGTCAGACGCTATAAGACTATTGCCTCTTCCTATAAAATGGTTACCAAATTCTTGGTCAAACTGCAGAGCAGAAGTATTAGCTATTGTTTGTTTTTTCCATGCTTCATCTCGACCAGGTACATCAAACCAATCTACTCTAAAAGGAGCATAATCGTTTGAACCTGAATTAGCTCCCTCCCATATCTGATGATATACATTGCCTATACCGTTAGCTGTGGATGCTATTATGATCTGTGTTTCTTTACCAGACGATACAACAGGATATGTTGACGTATAGAACTCAGCATCATTATCAATAAACGCAAATTCGTCTAAGAATAAAAGGTTGATAGACATACCACGAATAGATGATCCGGAGGTAGCAGCCGCCACTATCTTAGAGTGATTTGAAAATTCAATAGAGCCTTTGTTTAATGCCTTACAGCCAGGTTGTAAGAAAAATGGAAGATTTTCTAGGGCTAATGTTATACGAGAAAGCATCTCTCTAGCTGTTGAGCCTTTGTTAGCTAAGATAGCTATTGTTTTTTCAGGATGGAATATTGCATACCATAATAGGTATATAACAGAAGAAATCGATTTACCAGATTGTCTACATGCAAGAACTACAGAGAATCTATTCTCTTTAAAATGCTTAAACATTTTCTCCTGATACGGATATAACTTAAATGGTACTAAGCCATCATCTAGATTGATTACCTTAGCGTACTTACACGCAAAATAACCAGGATCATCCATGCACGCTTGATATTCTTGTACCTCATCAAGTGTAAAATCCTGTTCAACTCCGTCACGTTTAACGTTAGGGTTACCTAAATATCCTAAATCGCCATTCTTAGTTTGCATTAATCATCCTTATCCTGATCAATAACAATTCCGCTTTCAGCTTCTTCTTCTTTTTCTTGCTTCTTAGCATCTAATAACATTCTTTGTAGATCACTAGTACTACCAACGAATACATTGTTATTTGTTACTGCTCTAGCCTGTACTTTTTCACCCTTAACTGCTGCTTTTTCTTTCTGCAACTTCATTAGTTTATCAGCAACATTGCCGACATCTGTTATAGCTTTAGATAATACCTCAAAAGCTCTCGGATGTTCTGTTTCTTTAGCTATCTCTGATAGACTATTAATAGCCTTTGTGCCAGTTAGCATTAATTCTTTATAAGTCTGTCGAGCTAAAAGGTAATCTTCGTCCACCTCAGCTTCTATCCTATCAATTGGATCATCTGGTAAATTCTCAGATTGCACTTCAGCCTTTTTCATCTGAGCTTCTAGGCTTTTAGCCATAAGAGCTTTTTTATCGCCATCGTCAAACATTTAAGTACCTGTGTTGTCTGGATCTGATATTGTGGTAACTATAGTATAGTCATCAACAATGCCAGCAGTAGTCGGATTGATCTCAACGCCCATAGCCACTAACATATCTGATAAACCAGGGTTACTAGCAAAGTTAACATCAATAGATTTTATAATGCCTGTCTCATTCGTTGGACCATAAAACTTCATTTTCATTGTAAAATCTAATGTATACACTAATACTCTACGTTCAGCAATTTCACCTTCATAGTCATCGGCAATTGCTACTGAGTTTAGTACTATTGGAACATCTTGTGAAAACGTCATATCGTCAATAGGATTAATAGCAATGGTATATTCAGGTTGAAAGTAAGGAACGATTTGTTCTAATACCTGTAAACCATCGTCTTGGTTTTTAGCCATTATATTCAGCTGCATTCCAATGTTATATGCAACCGCATGTCTGATAGTTTTAACCTTAGTTGGATCATCGCTGCTTTCTGAACAAGCAGAAGATAAGCCCTTCTGTAGCTTTTGATTAGTGTCTAAGTCGAGTGACGTAATCTCAAATGACATACGAGGCAATTTGATCGCCATCGATGAGTCGTCATCTAGCTGTTGGTCAATTCTAGCTAAAAACTTCTGTTTAGGACCATAAGCCAAAGGTACCTTGATCTGATTTAATACACCACCAGCGCCGTTCTTGCGAATGATAGTAAGGTTATTAAACAGTGTACCAAAGACAGCAACAGTCTTTCTCATTGTAGCATGATAGAAATGTGAACCAAACATTTAGAAAGTCTCCGATGGATCGCCGAACGGGTTAGATTCAGAGAAGTCGATTATGTTATCTGCTTCTATTTCAAAATCTACATTGCGTGCTTGCTTGTCTGAGCTAAAGCTTTCATCATCAACTATACCATAAACTTTAGTTATAGTTAAATCTGAGTCTGTTTCTTGACCTCGTGCACTGTTATCAGATGATACATAGAAGTCTCTAGCCTTATCCGTACCTTCAACACCAATATTAGAAACATATATTGTCGCAGTAGTATCTGTTAGCTTCTCTACTTTTTGTACTTCGCCATAGACATACACACCAGCAGAACCTTCTAATGTAGGTAACACTGTGTATTGTCTAATCTGTTCACCAACATGAGGAAAGATAATATCATTGATTGTTACATCTAGACCAACCTGATATGATACCTCTTTTTGCCAATTGTCAATTTCACCGACATTAGTATCAAACTGTTCTTCATTATATTCGTATAACGAACATCGTAACTTATAAACTGGAAGATCAGAAAGCTGATAGAAAGGCTGCTCATGTTCAACATGGCTGATCTCGAAGAATTTAGCAGACATTGGCAAGTATAGTATATCACCTTCTTCTGGCGTAGATTCTACTATCTCATTATTCCAAATACCAACAAATTGATTCCATCGTCGACGCGATAATATGAACGTAGCCTCATCACGTATCTCTAAACCAAATTTACTAAGTAGATCACCTTGTCCATCGAAACCATCTGTATTTTCGATGTAAGCTTCAATCATATATGCATCATCAAACTTAGACGCTATATCTTCACCTAAAATATTATCACGTCCAATTAATGTTCGTGGGAGATAATAAACATCTTGACCAAAGATCCGTAAGGATTCAATGATAAGATCTTCATATAGATGTTGTTCGCTTTCAACTGATTGCGATATGTATGTATTACGTGGCATAATTTTTATCCAGAGAAGAAGTCAACAGGCAGTTCCCAATTTAGACGAGCTTCTTCTTGGAGTTCTTTTAACTCTTCAGTAGCTTCGTCGAACATTTGTTGACCATTAAAAGTTACACCACCTGGCATAACCATTCCTTCGAACTTCTTGAGGTTAACTCCCCATTGTCGTTTTATTAACGCTGTCGCGTATTTCTTTAAGTAGTAATCATTATAGACATCAACGTAGGTATCAGGATCCATAACTCTGTCGCATTCAATAATGATATAATCATCAACTTCAACTTCAGTTACCCAATTCATATCAATGCGTAATGTATTTCGATGACGATTCCATTCAATATGTTTAACACCATCGTCTATAACTTGACCCATGAGAGACATATGTTGCATTCTCATTTCATAGTCTAGTAAGCCACCACCAAAGTTTACATTAAACAAATCATTCATATGCATTTGGTATTTAACACTAAACATGCTAGTACCATTTGAGTTATCATTAAGCGGAAATACTCGCATGATGTTTTGAATATGATCAGTGAGACTAATATAACCATTAGTTATATCATCAGCCGTAACCTGGTGTTTAAGATACACTCGTTCAACGGCATCAGAATGATACTCTTGATAGAACTGTAGTGCTTCATCTATTCGATCGTCAATCTGATCGTCGTCTACGTTCACTTCAATAACGGGTGCACCGAGATTGCGTAGACAATAGTCTATTAGCGTTGCTTTTGAAGTTGGCTTTGCCATACTATCCTCTTATATTAATTACTTATTGTATTATTTATATGCTCCAGAAGAACACTATGGGCTAACCATAGTTATGCCCGTGCCTTCTACAGAGTAAACAAATGTATCTATTGCTGTTAGTATTATATGTCCACCAGGTGCAACACTAAAATTATCGTAACCTGTGCCGATATTAATTGAAGTAGATAAAACGGGAGCTGCACCGGTATAGGTAAGCAAAACATAATAAACTGGCCCAGTGTAATTTGCGCTGCCGGCAAGATAACTATCAACGTCTATTATTATATCAGAAGACGCATCAGCCGATATATTTACATACTTCCAAGACGTACCAACTTCTATGGCGTCATACACGGGATACGGAAGAGATACAACAAGATCTGTTGTTGTGCCAGCTGCTTGATAATGGTAATATGTTGTATTTTGATTACCTGTAGCTTGGCTAAGATCCCATGTCGACCTAGGAGTACCAGTAAGACCATTACCTCCATTAAGAGAACCACCGGCCAGTGAAGCTGTTAATAATGTGCCACTTGTATTAGGAACATATAGTGTGTTATCTTGCGTTGGCGTTAGAGCTTTGACTTCGCTGCTAAAACCTCCGCCGCCACTCTGCCAATATTTTAATCCTTGATTCACCGCCCTACCGAAATTAACAAAATTGGTCGATGCCTGAGGTAAGTGAATGCCATCACTATCTATACTAACTGTTACCTTTTCTAATACAGCATTGTTATCATCACGACCTTCATCTGCTGTCGTACCATCAGCAACAGAGAATGTAATTTCTCCCTTTACTACGCCAGAATTTGTACTACCTGTATCTTTTATTGTCGAAGCTATGCGGCTGTAGACTTTTTGATCACCAAGATAGTTATCTCCTTCCCATACTATAGCTCCTAATTCATCGCTAACCGCACCAATGCCTTGATCCCGTGTCATCTTTATTTCAGGCAAATAGTTCTGATTGTCTACTGTTGATTTTAGCTCTAGATTACCGTTTAACTCTAAATCGCCATTTAACTCTAAACCACCACTGATATCGGTAAAAGGAGAAAATGTAAGAGTGCTTCCGTCTGTTTTATCTATGGTGAGTGTATTACCATCTACGCTTATTGCAGCGTCATGAACTCCCCCAAGGGTATCAACAGCATCTCCAGCTGCATTTAAGGCATAGAGATTACCATCATGGGTATTAAGAGCCAGCTCGCCAGCAGTAAGGTCAGTTATAAGAGGAACAGCGCCCGGAGTACTAGAACGCTTGATTTTTATAATTTGTGACATATGTTACCTATAATTATAGTATCTTAAGGTTATTTATATCAGTCAGAAAGGTCTTATTTAAGTTTAAGCTCAACAAGATGTGATCTTATCGATTCTTTATTGAGACTATATAAGTCAGGTCTGCCCATTCTAGACATTACCCAATATTTAACTGGAGTCTTTGGATGACAGTATAACATAAGAGATTCTATGTCTTTAGATTTAAGAAGCGTATGAAACGATTCTGCTGATGTTGTTTTTAAAACATCTGAGTTTGTCGATATCATATTAGTTATTTGGTATTTGTTATCTTTAAACACTACACCAGTTACATATCCAACGATTTCATCTGTTTCTTCAATATATATTTCTAATATTAATTTGTAGTCACCATCAAAACGACTAAGTAGAGTATCAATATCAGAAAACTTACTGTTTAAATCGATACGTTCCTTATGAGATTCGTATACTTTAACAAATTGATCTTTATCTATGCTGTATGATTCTCTAATATTATACATTATATCGCTGTCCTAATTATTACCAGGTTGGTTCCATCAATAGTCGGATTGGCCCAATATTGCCCAGAATTCCCAAAGGTCCAGACACTATTATAATTGTCAGCTGCAGTGTTTGAATCCGCTACACCGTCCTCATCGAAATCTATATCCCATCCGCTTTGATTATTCGCGAAAGCAAACACCGTTGATGTTGCAGCGTTATGCGTTATTGATACTATATCGCTCTCGAGAAGATCACTATTTGGATCATGCAACGATAATTTAATGCCAGATATACTTGAATGTTCAAAACTTGTAATCCTATACTGTGTTCCGCGTATTAATACATATTCATTATCAACTTCGCCGAAGGTCTCAGTCTGTGTCAAGTACCAGTTGTCATATTGTCCATACCTAGGATCAGTTACATTTGTTATTGGATCATCACCTAACCTACGATCGTAACCCCATACGTCTGCTATTTTATTTTGATAGAGACTAATATTAAACGTGTAAACACCTACATTAGCTACTAAGGGATTGACATCAGAACCAGCGGCTGCCACCATGCCAAGTTGTGAAACATTAATCATTATGATAACCCATTGCCAAAAATAACCCAATGAGGATTTCCTGCTACAGTAGTCCTTAATACCGAAGCTACCCCGCCTGAAGCTAATAGTCTAGCACCTAGCGGTACTGTACCGGTTCCTCCAGCGAATGACAATGAACCACCCGCACCAGGACTAATAATTAACTGTTCAGTACTAATATTGACTATAGCATACTCTAAACCTAGATCACTGGAATCTAATGTTATACCATCGCCTACTTGAACATCGTCTAATATTAAAGTATTACCATTACCATGTGTAGTTATAACATCGCTTAGGTTACGAAGAGCACCTGAATTATTAGCTAATGTCTTATGAGTATCTGCTCCAACAACTTCGTGTATTCTGTTTTCAGTGGCAAGTGCAGTAGTAAATTGAGCATCAGTAGCAGCATCAGTAATTACAGTCTCAATTGATGTAATAGGAGTAACAGATCCACCACTTGCATCAATTACAAATGAAGCAGTTTTAACGACATCAATATGGTTATTAGCATCGACAATCATCGCGCTATCTAACGTATTTATTCCTGCTACATGATCAATTAGATTTATATATGCACTACCACCAACGACACTAACACCATCAACACTATCACCAACAAATAATTTACTACTCTGTGAGTTATATGCTAACTCGCCTACAGCTAGACTAGTTGGATCAGACGAAGAACTGGTAGTAGTAACATTAATAGTTGTTCCTTTATTAGACACATAATCTCCACCCGAAATAGTAAGAGAAGGATCTAATAGCTCTGATGTGACGTGATACTTTTGAGTAGTGATATCGTATTTAATCATACCACCATCAGCAAGATTTACATTAACAATATCGCTGATATCGCCTATACTACCAGAGGCTTGTATAGAAACAACCTTTGCCGTGATTTCATTTCTACGTGACATTAAGATGTAACTCCTGCTGTAATTTCAAATTGACCTTCTAATACTCGTGTTCGTGTTCCACCACTGGCTACAGCAACAACATCATAGACATATCTTCCTGCTTTCATTGAAGCAGTCACAGTATTTGCTACGTTGATTGATATAACACCGCCAGTTATATCAATCAAATTTACAGTCACAGGATATACTGTGGTTGCCGCATATGATTTCTTAATCGATGCAGTAATAGTATAACCAGTTAAGTCTATATTGGAATCTGTAGCATCCACTAATTGAACCTTAGCTGCAAAATCGCTACCTTGATCTGCTGTTAGCTTAGAATAAACCGCCATTCTTATTTTCCTTTTAATTCTTCAATCATTAATCGAAGTTCTTTGTTTTCTTCTTTAAGTTCTTTTATAGCCTCAATCATGAGAGAAGATAATTGGTTATAGTCAACTGCTTTGTAGTCGTTACCTTCAAAATCTTCAGTCTGCTTTACGGCCTGAGGTAATACTTTTTCAACGTCCTGTGCAATAACACCTGCTGATTTGCCACGACCATTTTTCCAGTCGAACTCAACTCCGTTAAGTTGACATACTTTACCTAACGCGTCTTTGACATTAGTGATATTTTCTTTTAGTTTTCTATCAGACGAAAGTGAAGTACTAAATGCAACAATATCACCTTTGACCCGTAAGCCATCACTATCGATAGCCATTTCGGTAGAGTTTGCAACTCGCGTTGTAATTATTGTATCTTCGAATATGTTATAACTATTATTTGAGCCTGATACTGCCTGGGATGTGGTTAATCGGTGATCGTCTTTCAACTTAAACGCGTTCGTAGTCGAGTTGAGGCTAAGACCGCCGAATGCTTCACTTGTATATGATTCACCACCAGTAAATGTGATAATCTCTTCTGAACCACCTGTGTTTGTTTGTCTCGTTAGACTTAATACATCACCATCAACTGAAGCATCAACTATATTACCAGGTTCAAGCCTAATCTGATTAGCAACAAGATCTAAATTAGCACCGACTGAATACGTTGTATTACTTGACGAGATAGTATATGAACTGCCTGTTCTTGATATTGACGTTGCACCTGAACCGCTAATGTTAATTGTACCACCATCGTCAAGATCAGCACCAGTGCCTCCATCATGACCAGTCTTTATAGCATAATGATTAGCATCATTCTCAACACCTGTTATATCAAGCATTTCTTTAGCTTCAGTCACTGATAACGCTGACATGCTACCTGAACCGACCGCTGTTCTACCGAAAAACGTATCAGTCGCAACTGAAGGTAACATTGATGTTAGAACTTTACGAGCTCCTATTGTAGAAACTCCAGCTGTTGTTATTGCAACATCACCACTAGCAGAATAGTTCTGTAGGTATCTATTATCAAAGTCATATGATTCAACAGCAGTGATATGACCTCTAGCATTAGATGTAATTGCAGTAATTGCAGTACCATCGGGAGAAGCATCAGCACTATCAACGCGAGCAATATCATCATGATCAACTGTCAATGTCTTACTAGTATTATTACCACTAATAGTGATATCATCACCACCCACAATTGCAATAGAGTCGTCTCCATTTGCAGCAGATACAGTAGTACCATCATTAGTAATTACACCAAAACCATGAACATCAGTGACCGAGAAATCAATATCATCTGATCCATCTTGATGTGTGATAGTTATACCGCTCTTACTACCACCTGAAACCATAGCTCCAACAGCGTCATAGATTGCCTCTGTTAGATCAACGTTTGCAGTACCATTAAAGTAATGGTCAACAGAGTTAACTGTAATATTTCGTCCATTTGCTAACTCAGTAACCGTAGCAGCATTACCGTTAAGTTCACCAATAAATGTTCCAGCAGTAAGGGTACCGCCGTTTACTGTAGGATTATATGTTAAGTTAGCTGCATGATCATTAATATTACCATTAGAATCAAGGAACGCTATATCCATATCTGCATTAATCGAAGATGCATCTATAGGAGCGACAGCATTTGATATTGTAGAATTAGCAGTTAATAGTCTAACGTAACTTCCAGTACCTGGATTAACTTGCCATGTATCAGTACTTTCATCAAATACAAGTTCAGCATTTGCTTCGTCTCCTCGTTCAATTGAAATACCTGATTGAACAACTGGAGGAACGCCGACAACATCAGCATTTAGTACAATATTATTATCACCAATGTTAACAGTAGTACTATCGACGAAGTTAATTGTACCGTCTACGTCTAAGTTTCCACCAATATATGCGTCGCCTTCGACATGAAGATTTCCATCACCTGGATCAGTACTAGTTGTGCCAATTCTTAGTGCATCGATTCGAGCATAGTCATTAACGAAAAGATCACCAGCTATTGTAACATCATCCGGTAACCCAATTGTTACATTGTCGTCTGCAATAGTTACTTCAACTTCATTTGCTGTTCCGTCTATGATTAGAGTATCGCTACCTAATGCAGTAGTAAAAGTTGAACCACCTGTATTCTTCATAGATAACGTAGTTGATATGTTACTAGTCGATATGGCTGTAACAATACCTTTATCATTAACTGTAAAGACAGGAATAGCACTTGAACTACCAAACTCGCCAGCAGTATAAGCAGACTGAGTGTCTAGCGCAATATCAACACCATCTGTACTAGAATTATACGCTATTGAAATACCAGATTCGGTACCGCCATCGAATACATCAGCTAGATTACCCTTATGAATAACATCATAAAAGGTACCGTCTGCAAGTGACATCTGCCAATCATCATCAGTCTCGTTCCATCGTACTTGTACTGCATTACTACCAACGCCACGATCTATTTCTAATCCGCCACCAGCAGCATTAGGTGTTATTTCTGTATCATCACCTAGTGATATGAATCTATTGGCAAATGTTATTTCTCCAGCACCACCGCCACTTATAAATGTACCACCACTAACATCTAATGATCCATTAATCGTTATTGTTTTACCGTTTGGAACTGTTACATCACTAGCTAATGTTTGAGATGTTGCACTTGTTAAGTCTAGTTTATCAGTACCCAACGCGTTAATTTCAGTATGTAATTCGTTAATAGCACCAACGTTATTCGTTGATGTAGTATCTAGTGTTTGGTCTCTTACACCTGCAGTTTCTCCAACACCAGTACGAAGTAACAATGAGTTCACCGCATCTGATAACGTAGTGTCTGCAATCGATAAAACACTATCGTCTGCGATGAAACCTGCACCAATTCTACTTTGTATTGTTTCTTGGTCAGTGTGTAGTTCGCTAATTGCACCTGTGACGGTTACTGCAGCAGTATCTAATGCATTTTCATCGGCAATGTAACCAAGACCTAGTCGATTTTCAAGAACTTGTATCTCTTCTTGTGCTGTGTTTAATTCAACCTCTTCTGCGTTAATAGCAGATACCAAATCAGTCTTATCAGTAATATCAACATTTAGTAATGTTATATCACCAATGTCTATCATTAATTCGTTTAATGCAACAACCGCATCGTAATTTGCTAGTTGAATATCATCAGCTACACCAGCTGCTGTAACTAATCGAACAGCACGAGCCTGTCCTGATAACTCTTCAGTTGATAACAGACTTATGCCATTGATACTAGTAGCGCCGGCTAACTGAAGCTGATTAGTAGTTGTAAAGTTAGTAGAAGAACCAAATACAACTATAATTGAATCGTCAACATATACAAGTTTACCACCAGCCCAAGTTGAACCAGACTGGGTAATATCTTCACCAATATGTGTACTCCAATCTTGAGGAGCATTATGATTAATGACAAACGTCTGATGAGGAACATAATAGTTACCAGCATCGACACCTTGAACCAAGTCGACTGAATTAGAAGATACTAAAACATTGCCCTTATCATAGCTACCAACAGTAACCGAATTGTCGCCAACCGAATCATAGACCGTTTCAGAGTTTAGATTGAAGTTTGTTGTTGTGGCAAAGGCATGGTTACCTGCACTACGAGTAGTTCCAACTTCAGTAACAGCATCGGTAAATGTAGATACTAATTCTGAATTAGCGCCAACATCTAACGATATATCATTTAGCTTTTGTCGTAGTTCTTCAACAGAATTAGATGTTACAACTTGTGTAGTCTTATTTGTCATTATTGACCTCAATCAACTTATGTATTAGATTCTTTAGTTCTTGTACTTCATTCTTTAAGTTATTTATCTCATCCCGCCCAACACTTCTGGCAGACTTCTGAGCTAACCTTTGAGAATAAGCATCGTTATTAGTATTTATAATAGCAGTCGAGGACAGATCCCTTTTTAAATTAGGATTGTCCTCAACGATAGCCTTACCTGTCTTTTTCATTTTTACCTATTAAATAGTTGCGATAGCTCTAAAGTCTCTTACTGTAGGTACTGAAGATGAGTTCTGAGATTTTAATACAATTTTAACAGCGAACGATTTAAAACCACTTCCATTATCAACGCTGAAATGCGAATCACTATATACATCACCATCATTAGTTTGTAGTGGAGTAACTGGTGTAATTTCAGTCCAAGCTACGTCGTCAAACGCTACTTGATCTTCAGATACTGCCTTATAGAAAACCTTAATATCTGCTTCTGATGGCTTATTCAGTGACATATAAATGTCTAACTGATCAGCTTCACTACTAAGATCGACTTGCTTTGTTATATACTTAGCAGCTGAAGTAGTACCTGTTGTTTCAGTATCAGCAACTAATGTACCATTCACTGAATATTTATTATCAGTATTATCATTGATTCTATTCTGAACAGCAATAACAGAAGCTCTGTTTAAATCAAGTACGGGTGTTATATTATCAATGCCACTATTTGTTAATGTTGCTGTTACTGAGAATGACTTACCACCTGATAAACGTAGATTTTCGTTTGGCTGTGATGCTACCATATACGGACGATCAAAATAAGTATTAGTATTAGCAGCAATCTGATTAAATGTATCTACACTATAGTTAGCTTGACTGTTAGAATCAACAGATGCAGCTTGAGTTGCCTGAAGTGAATATGTAATAGTTGCTTCTTTAAATTCAATTGACTGTACAGATGGTTTGAATACATCCATTGTTTGATTTTCAGTAGCTTTAACTACGTTACCACCAAACTGAGAATCTTCAGTAGTTACATTTTGACCAGCTATTTCGATAACATAGGAATCTAATTCAGATGTTTTTACATCATGCGTTCCATTTAAACTAGCAGCAGGAATACCATTAACAGTTCCACTAACACCGCTTATTGTTACTTGGTGAGTTGCATCTGTTGTTGAATACATACCATGATTTCTATGTTGTACTTTAACTTTAACGTTTGAAGAATCATTAGTTCCAGATAATGGATTATTTGTCAACTTCTTAAGAGGCAACACATCATTAACTAAAGTTACAGTCTGAGGTGATGTATCGAACACTGCACGCTTAAGGTTAAACTTAAGATCTTTATTTTGCTCTGGAGACCAAGTTGAAGCGTTAGCCGAAGTAAAGAATACACCATTATACGGTTGTTTGATTACTCTAAAATCAGCATTAGTTAGATCATATCCACCTGTTTCAGATACGAATACTTTATATATGTCAGAGTTAGACACTATAACGATAGCATATTCTGATCCAGTTTGAAGATGAACTGGATAATCGAATGATATTGTCTTAGCTACTGAGGCATCAGCCGAAGTTGTAATTGTATTTGGGTAAATGACTACTTCAGTACCAGGAATAATCTTCTGAGTTGGTATTCCATTTTCAGCAGTACGAATAGATACAGAAACTGGTATAGATGTATCAATTGTAGCAAAGAATAAATCTAATTCGGTAACGTATACTCCACCTGGCTTGTCGATAACAAACGTTTGAGCAAGTGGATCGTAGTATTTAACAATTTCTGTTTTTACTTCGTATACAGACTCAGTAACTGCTTTACTATCTGATACTTCACGAGTAGCTATACGTGGAATCTTTGTATTTACTATTGTTTTCTCTACTGTTTCAAGTAATCCCTGAGCAAAGAATGATTCAGATGCTTTCGTGGTTGCGTCATCATCACTATTATTTGCATTATCTATGAGTTTAAATTCACGTGTACCTGTCTTAAACTGTAGTAGATCATTACGTGGAATAATAAACGAACCTTTAACACTACCAGTTGAATCAGTTATAATAGAAGTTGTTCCATCTGGATGAGCTGTTTCGCCTTCATACGTTTCAACCGCAGTTTGATCAGAGAATTCAACAAAAGCAGCTTCTGATCTAGCGTAAGCAGAAATATTTGTACCCGAGAAGTAAGGAAAAACTTGAGTATCAGGTTTAAGCAGTTGAGCATGAAAGTATACTTTACGAGATCGCATAAAGGGAATAAAGTTAATTTCTAATATTTTATCATCTAATACTTTAGTTTCAATATCAGAAGTAACGTATGATTCTATACCAGTACGATTCGCAGTACCAGTAAGGGTTCCAGCTGTGATTGTTGTTTTATCAACGCGAATTAAACCTGCACTGGATACCGGTATGCCTTGGTTCCTTGCTTGCTTTGCTTCATTTTTTGACACTTTGGTTTTGGAATTAGATGATGTACTTGTTAAATCGCTACCTGTCCAGTTATTTTCCCATTCATTCCAGACTGTACCAAAAACACCGCTTTCTTCACTCATCTGTACAAATTGGTCATATATGCCATTATCGTCGATAATAACATCTGGACGACGTTCGACTTCTTTCCATTCGTCTGATTCAGGGGAAAGCTTAATAGTACCTTCCCATACAGCAACAGAATATGGATTAACTAATTGAGCATATGTTGAATATGGTTGGTTAACTTCAGAAACATTAGCAGTGATTGGTAATGTTACTATACCTCCAGCATGTTTAGTACACGTACCAGTATCTCCAACTTTACGTACTAGGTTAACCGATCGCTCGTCAAACATTGGACGAAGAATACCATTACTTTTATCAACTGAAACAGCGTAATCTTCATTAGCAGAATTACCAACGTTATGACCATAGAATGCATCAGTGATAAAACCATTCTTAAAACGCATATCACCTGTAGCACTATCAAAGATTTGCGCTTCTGATGCTGACTTTTCTAATAAAGATAACGAAGTGTAATATTCAAGAGTGTTAATTCTTTTCTCTAGTTTACCGATATCGTTCATTGAGTATCTACGATTATCTACCATTTTAGGAAGAATATCTGTCTCATTAAATACGTATGGGTTAACTCTAATTGTATATAGTGTAATCGAATCTTGTATATTCTCTGGCTCTCTAGGATTAACATCTGAGATACCTTTAACAATTTTAAACTCACCGCTCGTGGTCAATGCAAGTTTATCAATTCGAGATAAGTAGAATGTAATATCTGTAGAAACTGTTCCAACTGGCTGAATTGCATTAGCCGAAGATGTACCAGTACCAGTAGAGAATTCACTACCTACAGTTGCTCCGCTTCGTGCCTTAGTAGGTCTAAAGTCGATGCAATCACGAAGTTCTAATCCACCAAACTGTGGAATATCTTCAAAGGCTGGATATGAATCAACTGAGAAATAATCACCACCTGCTGCCGAATGTTGAAATGCATTATATGTTACAGTGAAGGTACCAGCTGGTAATGTTTGACCACCTTTAAGAGTAACTGCACCGTTAGTGTAAAAGTTTGAACGTTGACCATTGTCTAATATGAACTTATCAGTAACATCAGTGCCTTGTGAATCTACAATCGACGTTAACGATACAATATCAACTTCGCTTAATGCGTAAGTCTGAGTACCACCAACGTAAGTAATAACATCAGCTACATCTGATTGCAACACCTTAGATTTTGCAGAACCATTAGTAACTTGAACATTAAATATGCCTTGGGCTAAACCACTACCATTTGATGTAATACCACTAACAGTGACTGTAGATGAACCAACGCCTGCTACATTCGAATCAGCCATTTCAACTGGTACCGTAGCTCCATTGTCATCAACAATAATGACATCATCATTATTAGCTAAAGTTGTTCCTGCTGGCATATTAAAGGTAGCTTGATTAGCTGTGATGTTACCAGTAGATTGAATTCGAACACGCGCAATGTAATCTGCAGTATGATTAGCACCTGTTTTTAGCGTTTGAATGGCATCAGCTGGTAGTTTATAAACTAATGTATTTTCGCCTGTTTCGTATAACGTAACATTACCACCAAGGAAGTTACCGTCGAAACCAGTAGAAGACTGCACAAATTCATGAACTTGAGAAAAGGTTTTTCCTGCATTCATAGATAAGTCAAAGATATACATGCGATACTCGCCGCCTGTGATTTCAAAACCACGAGCTCGACATGTACCTATAACAGCGTTACCTACGTCTTCTAAATTAATGACTGTATAGTTATCAATATCAGGAGTACCACTAACACCTGTAAGTTTAACATAGTTACCAAAGCCAGTAGAACTTACGACACCGTTTGTTGTTTTTTGGTCTTCACTACTACGAGTCTTATCGACTTCAACATAACGAGTAGCTAAATTTTCAACCCTAAAACCTTTTACGTATGCAACAGAAGGCTCAACTCCAATAGCAATCTTTAGAACATCTCCACCTTCCGCAGCGGTTAAATAACCACCATTTCCGGCTTCGTTGTTTAAATGCTCACGCATATCTAAAACATATGGTCTAACTACATAATCACCTGACTCTTCGAATGTACGTCTGGCTAAACGATCAGTAAGTTCAGTATCTATTTTTTCAGTTACTTGCGACTGAATGATACCAGAATTAATTCTGAGTAACACTACATAGTCATTAACAGTACGTGCAGTAAGATCTAAAGATTCCTTTATTAGCGAAGTTTCAATCTTATATCTATTTGCACCAGGAGCTGCAGAGTTAGGAACTCCGGCTGCGTTATCAAGTAGGTTGGTATCTTCTGCTGAAGATACTAGAGACTCAGTAACCTGAAGACCAACGATATAGCTTGGAGTATTTGAATACTTATCTAAGACTAAAGTAGATTGAGGAACATAAACGAAAGTACCAGATATGAAGTAGATACCTTCTTCAATAGAGGCTAAACTACCTTGCCCAATAGGATCAGCTATTGTAGATCCACCAGCGCCGCCAACTGTAGCAGTACGTGGAGTTTCAGCATCATCGCTTGTTAATACTTCGCCCGCAATAAATACCTTTTGAGTATTTGAAGTACCTGAGCTCGTGTATTGTACAAATAATGTATCAGCATCTGAATTTTCAGATTGGACTACATGTAATACTAAAGCACTAACTCCATTAGTTCCACCTGTAACAGTAGTACCAACAAATTCACTTAAATATGAATTAGCTGCCGCTTCAACCTTAATATAATCATATGATGTGTTAATTGAAACCTTACCGGCAACAACTCTAGAACCATCATTAAAGTTATATTGACCAAATCGGTCGATCTGAGATTGCAATGCAGTTTGCATTTGCGTAAGTTCTCTAACCTGAACTGATTTACCAGGACGAAACAAGATTCGATGATAGTTATCAGTTTCATCAAAGTCGTCATAGTATGGGCTAATATTGTAATTTTTTACTTTAGTTATACTCATTTTGTCTCTCTAAAATGGGTTATTGAATATCTATGTTATTATTTATAACAGCTCCTAGAATTCAATAATTAGCTTAATGTCTTCAATCTGTGATGCTGATCGACTGATCGGATCTCTGTTTTCTAAGAATATCATTTTTCCAGAATTATCATCAAAACTAGGAGCAATCGCATGTGATACACTAATCAATCCGACCGTTGCACCGCCAGTTGATGTTACTGTTTCAGATGCATCGAATTCTTCGTAACCAGTTTTATCATTTTGTGTATAGTATATAAGACCACCTGGAGTATCAACATAAGCGATGAACGCTTGAGCTCCACTTGTTCCACCTGTAAGTACCTCATCTTTTACAAAGGTACCTGAAGGAGCGTTACCAGAGTAACTAACAGCCTTTAAAGTTTGAACAGTATCAGCAGTAATCAATGAACTACTAAAGGTTGGATTCTTAATTAAACAAATCTGTCTAAAATCATTAGCAACAGTAATGTCGCCAGAAGCTCCATCTAGAACAGCACGTAGAGATACAAAGAAACCACCGAGTTCTTTAACTGGGTCAGTACCGTGACCAGCACCAGGTTCGATAATCGCAACGGCTTCAGCGCCGGTACCATCACCTGTAATAACTACATCAGTTTGAGTATAGTTAGCACCAATCGTATTAACAGTAATACTTGTTATTTGTCCACCTACGATATTAGCGGTGGCTGTTGCTCCAGTTCCATCTCCAGTAATACCAATCGTAGCTGAAGTATAACCAGAACCAACTTCAGTAACCTTAATATGCTGAACGCCTTGAGCTCCAGCCAAAGCGCCAGAAGCGTCTTGCGCTCCATGCTGTGCAGTATCAAACGCATCTAGACCTTGACTTGCTGCTGTGGTTGATATATCTAATGTCTTGACCGGCATATAAGAAGTAGTTAAAAAGTTAGTAACGTCGGTAGTACCTAACGTATACATATACTTCCAGTTATAGCCGTCTGAATCAGACGAAGGAGAAGCATCAGTATGTGTTGGTTGAATAGTACTAGTAGTCGCTGTTGATGATACACCAACTAACTTGTATATTTTAAATTCTGAAGTGATTACATAGAAAACTCTATCGTATATCAAGCTATCACTTGAATCCCAAGGAACATATGTTGAACCAGCCGTCCAGTTATGACGAGGAACTACATTAGAAACAGAACCACCTGCAACTTTAGTTATACCTACAAGCTGTTCATACGCTTCGTTAATCTCGTCAATTGTATCACGAGGTACTGGAGGAGCGCTATCAGTTACATCTGACGTTGAATCAGACCAGGCATCAGTTTTGCCTATTCCGATATACATGTTGTTTGCTGATATATCAGATTTGAAATTCTCAGCATTCAGAAATCTGAAGTTTGAAGTTACTATTGCTGCCATGGTGATTTCCTTTAATAAGAACTATTATATTGTGATAAATGTATTTGTGTTTATATTATTTATATCGTCCGACCCGAAGTTTTCAATTAATATATCACCAATTTGATGAATTGGAATATTCATATTGTATGGTCTATTGCGAATCGAGTCACCCTTTCTGTTGTGATAATCTATGTTGCTGCCATGTACAAATGTTTTGACGACAGAATCACCATATGCTAAAACTTCATCTCTGTATGACGTTAGACGTCTAATATTTGGTTCAGAGTAGTACTCAGTACCAGAGTTGTCAAAATATGCATATTCTACCGATGTTGGAACAAAGAATGGAGTAAACGTAATGTCTGTTTCGCCTGCTATGGATACAGTTGGCAATTCTTGATATCCTGCACCGCCTGACTCTAGCGTTATGCCTGTAACATGACCATTAGAATCGAGTACTGAAGTTGCTATTGCTCCATTTGAGCCAACCTGCGGTCCACCAATTGTTACTACAGGTGGAGTTGAATATGTCGCTCTAGGTCCGCCTGGTACTTTAACATCAATTTGTGCAATTGAAGTTGCGGCCATTATTGTTCTTATTGTAGCTTGCTGACCGCCTTGTAAGGGTGCGGATACACGATAATGGGGATTAGCTCTATACTTTGCTGTGTTCTTAGAAAACTCACCATAGCCTCCAACCTTTATAACTACAGTATCTCCGCTGCTTATTGTTGGAAGTGCACCAACTGCTAATTCAAGTATCACATCATTTGATATACCAGGATAAGCTACAAGAGATTCCTGTGGGTTTAGTGTGTCGATTTCGAATATGGTATCAGTGCTATTATGAATATAAGTAACATACGGCTTTATCGATTTAGTTAATTCATTCGTTGTTATTATAGTTTCAACACCATTAACAGAAATCGAAAGATAATCGAAACCAAGTTTAGGCACATCTGGAGCAACATACGTTTCATTATCATATTTGCTATTAGTATCTAGCAACGTATCAGCTATAATAATCTGAGCAACATCGCTATATGGGTAGTATATGAAACCAGAGAAGTAACCATTTACTATATTTGTTGCACCCCAAGAAGTATCAATTGGTTTTGTACTAACACTTGTTACTCCTTGAATTGCTGGATACGTGTCAGTTAAGAAATCTTCTGATCTTGAATCTATGCTGCCAACTGCAGTAAGACCAGCTCCACCATCGTCAATAGCTATATTGCCTATTGTCATAGTAACAGATAAGTCTACTGGATTAATTGCACCAACTGTATTTGATGGTGTGTTTTTTGCAGTTATAGCTCGGCCAAATGTAGGAGCAAGAAGCTCTATGATTAACGCAAGATCTTCAATACCAATTAATCCTGGCTGTGTTCCTGGCATAGATGACAATGTTAATCTATTAGTCCGCGGATACAGACCATTGTCATCTCTAATGTTGTCTCCTAATATGTTACGTACTAGTTGAGTTACTATTAAGATCTCTCCAAAGAATATAAATCCAGCTGGATGAACTAAGCGCGTAAATATATCTTCCCACTCTTCAATGTTTCGACCAGTCTTAATAACATACGAAAACTTCTGATAAAAATATGAATCATGTAGTTTAATATTATCTGACAAAAAGCCTTTAGTGTCTAAGTATAAATCCTGAGATTCATCATAATTACCAGAAGACGGAATTAAAGTAGACTCATATGGATATTCAACTTCTACTTCATCATTGTATAGTAACCTAAAGAATGTCTGAACTGAATCAGAAGAGCCACGAATTTTATAGTACTCAATAATCTTCTTATATAAGTTTCGTTTGTTTGCTGTTAGATTCTTAGGAATATGAGCTGCGATTTCTTTTTGCATCATATCTAAGAAATCTTCATCTGCTTTATCAATGTTCAAAGCATCATTGATAGTGTTGAGAACTGATGATGGACCTTCTTTGCGATAGTTTATAGTTTGAGTTGTAAGCGTTATTATTTTGCCAACTAGTGATGATGATATACCATATAAGGTTAGAGATTTACCTTTATTAAACCCATCTTCTAAAAGTTTAGGTATATTATTACCGTTAGACCAAACCATAAGAGTAGAAACTACAACAGAACCATTCTGATCAATTATAGTTTGTTCATCGACCTGACTTTCACTAAAGAATTTGTCATTGTTTAGTTCAGGATCAGAAATTCTAAAGTTAGCAGTGTTATCGTCTAATACTAAAGCAGTGTATGTCTCATCTTGCAAGAATGTGAATTCATCAAGATTCATAAACCTATAGTACGCATCTAGAAGAGTTTCAATACCTCGAGAAGTAGGACCATCATCACTTGCATCTTGCAGTATTTGTGATGGTATTAGCTCCTGTACTCGTATATCTTCCTTAGATCGACGTCGAGTGCTAGCACCCGTTTCGATATAACCTTTAGTAAATTTATCGTCTGACATATTATCTCATTCTCGAGTTTGTTGTATAGTCAATCGTACCAGATGCACCAACCAGAGCGATCTTATCCACTTGACCAGTTACGAAGATTCTAGAAGAATCAATTGACAACAAAGCTTCACGTTTTGGTGCAATATCTAATGAATCAGGAGTAACAGTAATACGTATATTATCAGCATTATCTGGTATAAAGTTATTGAGTGTTACAATACCTTCACTTAGATCAATAAGTCCTGCGTCATTAATAACAGTGACATTATTATTAGATTCTACTTTATATATTATAACTGTCCGCTTAGTTGCATCATTTGATACTGCTTTATCACCAAAGTAGTGTTCAACTCCATTAATTAGGAAAGGAGTACTTGACACGTGGAAAACATTACCACCTTGATCAAAAATAGAACCAGCAAACTTAAGATCAAAGTTATTTGTTCCAACATTTGGAGTTATATCTTTAAACATGAATGGACGAATAGTAGCACTAGTAATAGAGGTATCAGATTCTCCAATTTGAGTAATGAGCTCAGAATGTCTAAATACTCCATCAAACTTGTTTAAGTTATTAAAGTTGTATTCCTGAATTACGTCTTTTACTAGAGATGACATTTCAACCGGAGATCTATCAGTTAAGTTAGAATTGTATTTAAACAAGACATCTAACTCAATTTTAGTAAAATCAGCATCAACGAGAGTAGGAGTTATTGATACTACATTCTTTCCTTTTAAAATATCCTTTATTTGCGACTTCTCATCAATTGTTAATACATCACCATTGACAGGTTTAACACTAATGAAGACTGACCCAAAATCAGGAACATCATTGTCTTCTCCACCCCATGTAGAGATAGATTCAATATTAGAGAAAGATTTACCAATAATAGCACGATAGTCATCAGCTGTTACTGCTCTATTCTGCGTAATGAATGTTAATGGTGCATTGTATCTAACTGATTCCGTTGTTTCTTGAGCTACACCACCACCAGACGATTGTACTGTCGAAACAGCAGCAACGTCATATCCGTTAATAGTATCAGACAATGTAAATATAGATGCGCCATTAGCTTCTTCTGCATCTGTAATAACATAATCTAATGTTACTATATTATTATCAGATGGTCTCTTACCAATAACACCATCACCGAAATAAACTTCATAGAAACTACTAGCATTTTCTTGTAAGAAATAAACCTGACTCGTTGAATCAAGTGTATTTAACGTTTCAAATTGTGTGTATATGTCATAAGCCGATGATTCTTGGTTAAGCTGAACTCGTACTCGTAACGAAGTAGTGTCAGCCTCAGAATCACCTAACTGGAATTTTTGATTTTCGATATCATTGTCTACTCTAAATAACGCAGTACGATAAGAGCCTTGAGATATAGTAACGTTTGTAAAGTTATAAGTTTGTAATGTTTCATTGTATGCAATGCTTTGTGATTCTAAAACTACAAAGTTATATTCTTCGCCGTCAACAGTAGATATTAACTTAGTTCCTCGTTGTAACTCTAAAATAGGAACTGGGCTAGCTATCTCACTTCCATCAACAGTAATATCAACAACAGCACGCGAGGCAAGCCTAGATCTAGGTGTATAACCTAGCATGTTTGCTCGCGACACAACATTACCTCTAAGTTGTGCTGAATCTAGAAATGCCTCATTCAAAGCATAGTGAGCCGCCATAGCGTTATAGTGAGTATTATATGATAACACATCTAGAAGAATACTCATACCAGAGCCCTCTAAATCATAATCATTAAACTCACTTTGAGTTTTAAGATAGTTTTTTAAATTAGCCTTGATCTGTTCAAAATCTAATTCGGTTACGTTTAGGTTTGCCATTGTTATCTTAGCCTTTTAAGTATAATTTCAACTGTTTCTGTTTTTTCAATCTGTTTTATATTAAAACCTACTGTGACTCTGTATGCGTTTTTAGCATCTTCATTTTCAACTAAAACGGTCACATCTGATATTCTAGGTTCTCTTTCGTTTAGCACGTTCTTTATAGTATCACGTAAAGCTACTCGAGTAATAACATCGGCTGGCTCGAATAGTAAAGCTCTTAAATTAGCTCCAAGGTCAGGTTGGAACGGCCTTTCAAAGAAGTTTGTCAAAAGAAGATTTTTAACTGAATTTTTGATCGCGGCATCGTCTTTTAACGACATTATATCTTTACGAACTGGATGTAGTGTCAGTTTCAGATTGAGATCTGAGTACGGCTTACTTCGAGCTGTAGTAGATACAACGCCTGTTTTGTCTGATAGATTCTTTGTATAACTCATATTAGTATTTATAACCTTCCTGGGGGTGGTTAGTATGTACCACCATCTATTTCTGCTGCAAGCTCACTATCAGGACCTGTTCCTAATACTGTGAGATTGCCATCGCTTGTAATTCTGAATACTTCAACGCTCGATTGTTTAATAACGAATGATGTAGTATCAAGTTCAATTGAATATGTTCCAAGTTGTATCTTGCCGTCTTCGTCAGTCGAAGATTGAGCACTATTGACCTTAAGACCGGCAACTCCTAAACTGTAACTATTGTTAGGATCAATGTCAATTGTCTCGTCTGACGCGTTTGGTATAAATGTAGAAGTCATGTTTATCCTTTATTTAGGTGGGCTAGTAGTACCAGCGCCAATTCCAGGAGTATCAGTATGTGTATGACCTTTACCTGAGATACCGGCTGAGATATGATCACCTTGCGCCGTTGATGTACCACTTATGGTCAAATCGCCTGTTATGTTTACGTCACCGTTAACGTTAGTAGTCGGACAGGTAAGGTTTGTAGTACCATCTACGAATATATTTACTGTACCCGTTACGTGTATAGAATCATTACCTTGGGTTACTGTGTAGCGGTTAGACGCTGAAGATACCAGGTCACCATTGGGATGGATCTCAACAAATGTACCAGAAGTATGACGAACTCTAATTCGTTCAGCTCCTGGCGTATCATCTATCTCAATTAAATGGCCGCTTGTCGTTTCAGTAACTTTATTATGAGGATAGCTAGCAGCAAATGCGCTTTCAGGTTCGTTGATTGTAGTATCTACAGTTCTTGATACGGTATTCACACCGCGTGATAACGCGTTAGTATCAATATATCCTTCGTCGCCTTGTTGCTTAGTTGGATACTGTTCATCTGGATCTGAGAAACCAGATATGCTGCTTGGTGCTTTATCGTATGTAGATCCAATAGTACCCATTATAACAGGGTCTTGAGCTGAAGGTCCATCTCTAAAGAAACCAACAACCCATGTTCCTTGTACTAAACCATGAACTGTACTGCCGATACCAGAAACGTGAGCAGAGTTTGTTGGTCCCATTACAGTAGACCATGGTAAAGATTCAGTCGCAACTAAACCCTTATTAGAATCATGAAAACCAAAGCACCGAGCTCTAACTCGTCCTAACATCTCTGGATCATTAACGTCCTCAACGACACCAGTGAACCATACAAAGTTACCACCAACAAAATTATCAGATAGTCTATTCATCAAAGTCTGTCTCCAGTGAATCTTTTCTAATTGCCATATCCATTGTATATTCTTCACTAGTAAAAACGTGAGTAATCTCAGTCACTATATAATTACCTGAAAAGTACTGATTTCTTTTAAATGTTCCTTCTTCTATATCGCCTGCTTTATCTATAGCTATCGATATCTTTTTACCTGGACTCATATCAAAATCACCATGAACGACGATGTCATGAGACATATATCCAAGTCCCTTATAATGTGCTTGTTTCTTTAATATTGTTGGATTAGCTATATCATGATAGCTATCAGCTTTAAATGCCTTTGAGTTCGTTGATAAGTAATAGTCTTTCCCCTTTGTTATCTCATTATACGCCTGTCCGTTTATCTTAGCAGTACTTGTAAAGGGTTTATACTTATTTAGTTTGGTATTATTATCGCCATATGTGTATGTCTTAGACGTGTACGACTTATTAGCGTAATCTAGTGAGTTTACAGTACCGCCATATGCGCCATCTCCAAGTTGATGAAATTGCGATATGTCAAGATCAGAGGATAGTTTCCTTATTGAATTTAATAATACTTCAAAGTATCCTTGAGAGCCAGGTAATAATCCAGCATCAGGAGTAGATAAGTAATTATACTCCCTATATACATCTTGGTTAACCATAGATTCATATGAGTCTAACTCTAAACCGTTATTTAATGATTCATAGAAATAAAATGGCGTAGAATTATCACTTGCATTTCTAAGTAACCACGTTATACAATCTAATGGTCTAAGATTTGGATATATACCTCGTATGCTTCCTTTCGAATTGCCATTGTATATTCCAAGCTCAGAACTTAAATCCTTAGTAACTATATTACTAATTAGTTTTGATATCGATCCAGCAAATGATCTAGAAATGCTTTTAGTCTGGTTAACATATGAATGATAACTAACACATCTAAAAACATATGTTTCAAATCCAGGCTTAAGCCGAGCAAAACTATCAATAGACGCGATGTGTGTTTCTATGTCCCAGCTTTTATATTCGCCTGAAGGTTCAGTTCTATCAATAAGAATCTGTATTCGTTCAGATCCTGAAACTCTACCGTCTTCTAATAGGTTTATAGCATCGACTATAGTGAGTTCAACCTCAATAGAAGACTTAAAAATGCCTTCGTTGACTATAATCTCGGTGACAAGATTTGTTATATCTATGACGCCATCAGCACCAGGCGCGTTTGTATAAAGCAGAACGTGCTTTGTAGTATATCCGCCTGGACTTATCATGCGACCGTCTCTGCCCATCGCGCTGTTGAATTGTTTAGACATTAATTATGTCCTTAAATTGTTTTATAAAATCACCAATATATGCTGGATCTATTACTCGAATAGCAGACCGTTCGTCATTAGTTTCTACAATCTGTTCGTGGGTACTAACATATGAACACAAATGACGAGCAACACCATCGGGAATTATAGTATCTGGAGTAACTGGCCTTCGATTTGCATCACCTGTTTTATACCAATATGTTGGAGATATATCTTCTGGATAAACTTTAAACGCTGTTACTATATCACCACTAACAGAACCAAGAATGCTTTCGTTTTCTTGGAATGTACCATTAACATCGCTAATAGTCAATTGAGATAAGTCTGCGTTCTTTGATTTGACTTTACCTGTTGCTCCACTAAGAGTACCTGTTACTATTTCGTTTAATTGAAACCGACCAGACAGAGAGTTTCGATATTCAGTTACTAAGCCATCAGTGTCAAGTATTAGCAGAGGTCTAGTTTCAACCGTAGTGCCATTGAAATATTTAGCAATGTATTCATTAAGGGATTCTTGACTCATTGGCCATGCTGTATGACCTTCGTTTAGAAAATCATTAATAAGAAAGAATGTCCAATAGTGATCGCTTGTACCATACAGTTTCTGTGAAACTATGTCAGGTCTATCGCCATTACTTATGTTATATTTACCATAAGCAGATGGGTTATCGATAAAGTTACCTTGGTTACGAGCAGATCTAAATATATCTACTACGTTCTGATTTATACCTAAGGGTTTAAAGTTATATGAAACCTTTGGAAACATACTGAAGAAACCAGCCATTATCGTATACCCTTAATAATCGATGAAGTTTTTGAAGCAGCTGACGATACCTTAGATGCTACTCCGCTTTGAATTGAAGATACTTTACTACTCACTGCACTCTTAATTCCAGCTATACCTGATGGTCTTTGTAGTGGAGTAGCTTCTAAACTGTCAGCATCGTATAAATCACTTCTAATCGTTGCTCTAACTTCTTGAAAGTTAACTGTTAGATCTATTTCTACCGGAGATCCATCAGCATGATAGGAACTATTAGTCGCGTTATATGACGCAGTTAAGCCAGTACAGTACGATTGTATTAGTTTTGGCATAAATGGATTAACACTTTCACCGTCCATGAATCTGATTTCCCATACTGGTGGATATATAACAGTGGCAGAATCTAACTGACCATCAGGCATCATGAACTTTCTAAACGCGTTTTCGATCTTACGGGCCATTACTGCTTCTTCAGCAGATTGCGATATGAATTTGAACGTGAATCCAAATGTTCGAATACCAGATGAATTAAACGAAGTAGCTCTGAAGGGATTTGTTGCTTTATTTTGAAACTTTGTTATTTCTCCTTGCTTACCAATAGTTCCGACCATACTAGATGCAACCTGGGCAGCCGCTTGTTTCATATCAGCAGTACCATCAAGCGTTAAGCCAGCTCCTCCAAAAACGTCTAACTGAGCGCCGCCTTGAAGCCCGAAGTCAACAGTATCATAGTTAACTACATCACCGAGTGCAAAGCCAGGAGGAGTGTACATCCAGATATTTATTGGAAGCTCGGTAGATTTAGCATCAGGTATTGTTACGAACTGAACACAAGGATAGCCTGCACCTTGTTGGGATGCAGACTCTAAGCTTGCTCGAAGGTCTAATGGAAAATGATACACCGACATGAATTAATCCTTATAATATTAGTAATCTACTATTATTTATAAGGCCAGCCAGGATGGTTATTAGTTATGAGCCAAACCTGTATCATTATTAAAACCACGACGCTGTCTACGAGAAGCGCCTATTGTTGTTGTAGATTTTTGGTTAACATCGCCTTGATTGTTAACAACGGTAATTGGTGAGCTTACATCTTTCATCAATTGTGACTTATTCATCTCGTTATCGGCAGATGCGTCGGATATCTCAGAACCAGTAGTCAAGTCCTTGGCTTCAACTCCAGATGGAACTTTATCGGTAGCCATAGCTTGACTAAATGCTTCCAATGGGCTTAATCCACCAGGAGCAATGGCTCTTAGCGCCGCGGCTCCCGCGGATGCGAGTTTAGTAACAAAGGTTCCTATGCTTTCACCTATAGATTTTAATTTAGAACCCATTACATCTAGTCCAGATTTAAGGGTTTCGGGTATTCCCTTAACGAAGTCAACAACAGTATCGATAATAAACTGAAGAGCATCATTATAAGCTCCGCCGAGCTTGTCGAATAGAGCAGCAAAGCTAAAACCATCAAGTACTTTTGCAAAATTCTCAAATCCTAGTTTACCAGCTACCCAACTTATTATGTTTTTCAATAGGTCTAAGGGAAGAGCAATAAAGCCTTTAAAGAGACCAGTAATTCCACCAACAAAGCCACTTACCAATTTCTTAACAAAGCCACCTTCTTGACTAGTGAATCCAGCAATAGCACCCTTTACAGTATCTACTACAGCTAAGATTACAGCTAAAGGTGCAAATAATCTACCAAAAACTCTACCTATAGCAAAGAATGCTTTATTAATACTGCCAAAAACTTTAAAAATTCCTTTTACAGTTTTAGTTATAGGTTCAATTATCTTTCCAAGATTTCCAAATTTTGGGATTTCGACAGCACCAAACGCGCTTTTAACCGCTTTTACCGACTCTAATATTGGCGTAAATGTGCCACTGTTCATAGCTCTAACCGAATTAGCTATCTTGCCCATTGTTATGGCCATTCCAATTGCTACCTTAGATAGACCTTTAGCCGATTTAAGAGTCTTGTCGAAGCTTCTTAGTTGTCCTGTGGCTAAGTTCCTAAATGAAAGAAGACCTTTCGCTTGGGCACTAAAGATAGCAAACACTTGCTTAGATGACATTATAAATCGACCAATTGGTCCACCCTTAAATAGACCTTTAAGAGCAGAACCTAATTTCTTAATGTCATCTAAAACACTATTGGAAAGTTTGCCTAAGAACTTAATTGATTTTTCTATTCCTATGACTGGGTATTTAACTAATGGTACTTTTTTGAGAAACTTAGCATAAGACTTAGTCGCATCAGATATACCAAGTAATAATCCAGCACTTAATATCGCAGGTAATGTAATAAGGCTAGCTATTAGTCCACCAGCAAACTCAATTGGTGCAACATCTTTTTTTGCTTTTGTGTTATTTTCAATACCTGTTAGTTTATCAAGAGTTTCTTTCGCGATCTTATTAGCTTCTTGTCGATCTTCTAGTTCTGATAACGTATTACCAGTAAGTGTTTCGACTAAATCTTGTAATACTTCAGTCTGTCCGCTAGAAAGGTTTAACTGTTTGTTCTCTAATGTATTGTTTAGTTGACTTGATAATTCTGTTGTTTCGTTTAGCGCATTGGCTTGAGCCATCTGCTCAGTAAGCCTAGCTAAATTATCTGAAATTTTCTGATTTGGTTTGTTATCGTCATCCATCTATTATTACTTCCCTTTGTTGTTACTTGAACCTGTATTAACATACAGTCCAAACCAGGCTGCTCCCGCGCCTATGACGGTTGATATTAAACCAGCCTGCGGCATCGTGGGGTCTTCTAATGCTATAAACCAATTTGTAGTATTATATAGTAAAACTAGGTAGAAGCATATGAATAAACGCGGAAAGACACGCCACGAATCGAAGGCTTCTGCTAAATCGATAATTTTAGAGAATCTATTTGGTAGCTTTTCGATAGCACCAACTTCAACCTCTACTTGTACCTTCTTTGTCCAGTTTTCATCATTCACGTTTTATTATTCTCTTTTTTAATGCGTTCGTTCTCTTCTCTGATGTGTTCTTGTAACATAGCAATGTATATTTCCCTTTCCCATGGAACCATATGATCTAATTCAGTTAATGAATAACTATGATGTTGCATTAACGCAAAATTAGTCTGATAATGATTTATTAGCGAGTCATGAGAGAGGCTTATGTAAAAAAAGCTTGTAGGCCTTTTAATTCTAGTGTGTTATCAGTATCGCATGCCGAACACTTAAACTCTACTGTATGTTCTAACGATGGCATGTCTTCAAAGAAATCAGTAATCTTGGTTAGTTGACTATTGTTTAAGCTTTCAATAAATGCGCTTAGTGACTTTTCAGTTTCATCACCTGCTGGATATACATTAGATTCATCGTAAATAGATTCAATACTTAGCGCGATTAGTTTGAGTACGCCTTCAATTGATTCTAATTCTCCTTCTTTAAAAGAATTCATAACGACAGGAGATGGAAAGTTCATAGTGACACCAACATCGCTTGATAGTTCAATAACTCTACTGCCTTTATCAAACTCAGCACATTTAACATCATCAAGTAATACTTCAATTTCTGTTTTGTTTTCACATTTCGAGCAGGCTGCCATTAGTTCTATACGTTCGCCTACCGATTTAGATCGAAGAGCTAAGAACAACGCCTCAATATCAAACATTGCTAAACTATCAACGTCAATATCCTGGTCTATACATTCACCTATAACGTTCTGTATTGCTGTAAGTATTTGCTTTTGATCTTGAGACTCTAAAGCAATCATTAGGATCTTTTCTTCTTTTACTAAATAAGGTCTATAGTCCACTGTTTCTCCAGTAGAAGGTATAGTTACCTTATATTTGGAACTTGTCATTGTTGGCAAAGCCATAATATGCTACTCCTAAAAGTTTAAAATAAGTTCGTGATGCCTCTAACTGCTTCACGAATAGCAGATCCTGTGCTACTTAGCGGTCCTTCTGGTACATAATTATCAAAGCTCAATGTTACACTAAGCTTTTGAGGTGTATTTTCTGAGTTATTATCAAGAACTACACTACTAACTGTTGTTGGAAACGCGTTCTCTAATCTAACGCCATAAATCGGTACGTTATTACTATCTAGCTGTTGTATTACTACATCAACTGAGAAATCTTTTTTGTACCCTACTCTATATATATCCATGTCTACGATGCTAGCCAGCCAGTCATCCATCATAGTTTTAATGTAATAATCATTAGTTAACAAAAAGCTTAGAGTAACATCTTCATTAATCAGAGAATAAGGAACCTTTACGGTGTTCTTATTTGATGTATAATCCATTGAAGTTATCTGTCTACCTGGTAACGTCGCCGATTCACATAGCATGCTTATATCCCGTGGGTCATTGATAAGTGATTTTACTGACGTTTTACCACGTAGAGCTCCAACCAAGGTTGACGCATTTATGTTTAATAGCGACTGACCAGGTGGAGTAAAAATAATCTGAAATCTGTTTTGTTGCGCTAGTCCACCGCGTTTACTTAGCGTTGCTTTAAAATTATCAATTGTTGACATCTATTATTTACCTGTATACTTTTTTCTTGAATATCGCCATACTGACTGAGCTTTAGCACCTTCAAACTGTTCAGTTGGTAAGAATATAGCAATATCCCATTCAGTCATAGGAACTCTAACTATATTCGATTTTATATGACTTGTCAAATAGTGCTTAAAACATGGTTGGAACTCTTTATATTTTTGTACGCCTTTAAGTAACTCGTACGAGATTTTGAGCCTAGAAGTATCGGTTATGCGCTTAGGTGCAGTATCCATCAGCTCATCTAAGAATCGAGCACGAACACCTGGCGCTAAATAGTGAAGATTGAGACCGTAGAAGCCGCCCTTAGCTGGCTCAATAAAGATAGTTAATGGAAACCTATCATAATGAGGCAATGTATCCTTATGCTTTGGATCATACACATAGTGATACATTTGACCAGATATAGGTGTACTTGCCTTAGAAAGTCCGTCATCCTTTAGTATCTTACTAGGAGTAACAGAACCTAAGTTTTTAATCTGCTTCTTAAACCAAGTCTGAGCCTGCTTTGTATTCTTTTGAATACCAGCCTTACCGGCTCCCTTGTTTAGCTTTGTGAATAATGAACTCATAATACTATTTATACCTTACGTCAGCGCTGATTAGATTATCTTCATACCCATTGATTTAAGTGTATCTTCAGTCCAAATCTCGAACTTCCAGCCACGATCCTTAGCATATTCATTGGCTGCCTTCCATTTACACGTATTGGTTACATATGTAGTAACTTCAGTTATGTACTTCTTGGTCTTACGACGCGTCTTAGGTGGTCGCGTCTGATTCTTAGGCTTAATCTCAACTAGATACACTTTGCCATTCATTTTGATCTGTAGATCAATAAAGTAACGATGCCGCTTGCCATCAATCTCGCTGTAATATGGTACAACAACTTCCTCGCTGTTCCAAGCCTCGACTGAACTCTGAGAGTCACACCATTTGAATGCTACCTTCTCCCATGATGATCGATATACTACATTCTTATAGTCTCCGATATACTTACTGGTATTCTTTACCTTATATCTACCACTATATGTCTTGCCCCATGCCATCTGTGCATCTCCAACTTATCTTATTAGTATTATTTATAAAGCTGTCAGGCAAAGAAAAGCCCTCCGAAGAGGGCTTATAAGCTTATTGTTATATTATATTTATTCTTATAGTATTATTTATAAGAATTAATCATCCTTCTGTGCTAATTTAGCAAAATAAGACAAAGTATCTTCCTCATCGTCTGCAGCTGATGGTGCTGGAGAAGCGTCCGCTTCAGGCTCAGCTAGAGCAGATGGAGCTGTCGCAGCAATCGTTGGAGCAGCAGTATTTTCAGGAAGAGTAGAAGGAGCGGCAGCATCATGACCAGCTTGAACACCTAATACTTTGTTTAGTTTTGCTTTTAGATCAGCGTATGACTTATAGTTCTTAGGATCAATAAAGTCTTGCAAAGAATAAAGCTTATTATAGATTTCTTCTAAACGTTCATCATCACCATCGAATAGACCTTCAGGTTTAGAGAACTCAGACTTGTCATATGATACCCAACCGTCGACTTTACGAATCTTAATCTTAAAGTCAGCACCTTCCCAGAAATCGTAAGGGTTTACTGGTTCTTCGTCTTGAAACTCAGGTTGCATTACATCCATAACCTTATCAAAGATCTTTTTACCGAATTTGTAAAGCATTACTTTGCCTTCATTTTCAGGATTAGATGGATCAGATACTACTAAGATATTAGATACATAATGCAAACGGCGTTTACGATCACGAGCAGTTTGTTTATCTTCTTCTCGACCAGTATTCCATAGAACAGAATTAGCTTCTGTTACTGGATCATCTTGACCAATTGAAGTTAGAGAGTTTTCGATATACCATTGACCAGTTGGTCCTTTAAAACCATGATCAAAGTATTTTACCCAAGGAAGATCTTCACCTTCTTTGGCTGGTAGGAAACGGATTACTGCATAACCATTACCTGCTTTATCACGTGTTGGCTTCCAGAAGCGGTCATCACCATATGATTTTTTGCCAGAACTACCTTCAGTAGACGCGACAGCGTTTACCAAATCATCGATAGCTTTTTTACGATTGTTTTTGAGATTTGAAAATGACATATTTTTACCTTTGTATTAACATTGTATTAGACTGAATTATCCACTATGTACTCATAACATAAAACGTATATTATATAACAAAACCATCACTTTGTAAACTGTTTTAACACTGTTTCTCGTATTTTATTTATATCTGTTTTAACGAATGGAGAATACTTGTGTATCTTACGAGACAGCTCTGGCCATGCTATAGTTTCTGTTATGTCTTTATCAGCTTTCCTCATAAAGTTAGTTAGCTGATTGAGTAACACAACAGACTCGAGACATATGCTACCTTGCATATATTCCCTAACAATTGCTGGATGTTGTCCATCCTGTGAAACCAGTAGCTCGTCAAATGAATCATATGTACAACTTAATGTAGACATGTCGTTCTTAAAGACATATGATATAGAGTCATGACGCTTGACCAAACCATTATAATACTTCTCAGCATTATCGTCGAGCATGTCTCCAACATAACTTACGTCATGTATAAAGTTTGATACCATAAACCTGCAAAGGTCTTGGCCATGCCGACGATGCAACTTATCGAAGAAGTACTTATCGCGACGTTTAAAGAAAGACTTAGAATTGACTCGAGTCTTAAAGTTAAACTTGATAGCGCAGTATTTATCGGTTTCGAAATGCAACTTAAGCGCATTATACATCGTGAAACAGTTAAACGCAGCTTCGCCAGCCATTACTTAAGGCAAGTCTCGTAGAGTGACTGTAGATCATCTGCATCTGTAGTTACTTCAACAAGATTCTGCTTATGGTACGTATTAGCCAACCGCTTTAAATGCTTCTTATCGATTCCTACGTTATCGCTTAAGTCTTCAATAGCTTCTTTAATGAAGTCCTTTTCGGCATCAATACGAAGCATAGAGTTTGAGATTTCTGTCATTGCTGTTTTGATCTTTTGACGATCAGTTTCAGCTGATGGGATAATAATACTCATATGTTGTTTCCTTTAGATTGGTAGTGTATTTCCACCAGTGTCATCCGTATTAATTAAACGGAGGGCACCAGCTTCGGCTTCAAGTTTAGCTGTAAGAGATTTACTCATAAGCTTTTTAATGTTGTCATAATCCATACCACGCTCTTCAATGATATGGGTTATAGCTTCAAGATACTTCATCCTCTTTTCAAGGACTAATTCTTCGACTAGAATACTAAATCGCTTCTTAGTCATAATCTTATGTTCTAGCACATTAGGTGGAGGTGTCATTATTGATCCATAACCCTTAATAAGATACAATCCTTATTGATTCTGTTATTAGGAACCTCAATCTTAGTAGTCAACTGATTAAACAGATTGTCTATTTGACGAGGGGTTTTCTTAAGAACCTCTGGTAAGAAGTCTTGAGGCTTTCGCAGTTTAGTAGCTCTGCTTAGTTTCTCATCGACATTCTTAAGCGTTGATCCAGATACTTCGAAACCTTTAGCATTATCAGACACATATTCGAATATCTTACGTTGTTTGACATTATAGACATACAAACGCATTGCAGTTGGAATCTGTATAGGATTAATAGAAGCTAGCTTTGAATCAGCGTCACTTGGTAAGTATTTAAGTTTAGCTACTTGTTTATCAGATGCTTTAGCTTTAGAAGCTCGTGGCTTACGAACTGCCTTACTTGCGAGTTGTGCTTTTTCAACATCAGCTAAGATTTCGTCAAGTTGTGATACTGCCTTCTTGAGATTACTTCGCTTTATATGACTATATGCATCTACAATATCTTCGTCTTTCTTATCGTAGGCATCTTGCATTTCAACTCGCAGGGTTAATACTCGATCAGCAAACATTTTAACGCCAGCACCCTTAATATCATTATTCTTTAATGACTTAAATGCATCGAACTGCGTGCTAAAATTATTAGCGTGCCAGCCTTCAACAACCATCTCATCAAACTCACTATATACTGTTTCCATCATCTTAACAAACATTCTATATTGAGGAGATACTGTTTTCTTTTCTGGCTGGCCATCATCTTCAGTAATTTCTTCTACTACAAGCTTACCTTGTTCGACTAAAGCCTGAATTCCAGTTGATATACGAGTTAATTCAGCATCACGATAAACAAAACCAGTAAACGATACAGCTACTAATTTTGATATAGGAAGACATGCATTATCTGGTACCTTCTTAAGACTCTTAAGATCGTCTTTGGAAAGCTTTAATACATCCTTAGCGTATGACTGTACATATTTTGCAAAGTCTTTTGGCTTATTAGCATAGTTAAACCAATTTGCTCCTGATGCCCACGCGTTCCAATAACCAGCGTCATCAGCTGGAGTAGTGGAAGCATCGAAGACTGGCATCTTGCCTAAATATATACCATCAATAGAGCCGCGATTGGATCTACCTTTAGCTCGTTTCTTATCTAATTCTACCGACATTGGTATTCCTCATTTGATTTAATATGGTAATTATAACATAACGGTAAGCAAAAGTAAACTGTTAATTTAAACAATTCATTTAGCTCCTACCGATATGTTGAATGTCGTCATTTGGAACCACTTGGTAACAGCCTTTATTATATGCAATCGATACAGTATAGTTCTTACTGACCTCTTGCTTATATGATTCATCAACTGTAGTCTGTATTGGTGAGCCGAGCGGTGCTGACTTATACTCAGGTTGTCCATCGTAGAGTGGGTTATCTTGCTTAGGTTTAAGTTCAACAAAGGGTGGCTTATATGGTTTACATTTATTCAGAGCTTTGCTTTTACGTTTACGACCAGTATGATCATACCTAAGAGAACCGACAGTAGAACCTTTCATCATTTACTCGCTAATATGTATAGACCAATGTTGGCAAATGAATAACCAAAATATGTTAGTAGCATGGGTAGGTTGCCAAACTTATACCATTGCTCTAACCCAATATACAGGTAAATGACACCAGTAAATGCTATTAACCATGCGCTCATCTGAAATCCTCGCTGCCGGTATCGGTAGCCTTATAGTTGTCATAGATATCAGTGCTCTCACGAACATAACGATCTACGTCTTTATAGAACATATTTTCTTCTGAAAATGCATCAATGTCTTTTGCGGTCTGAGTCGCTTCGCAGTTTTGAGCAATCTTCATTAGACGACGAGTTTCTTTTAGAGCAGCTTTGACTTGACGCTGTTCTTCTCGCATAATGCGCTTATGTGTCTTTTTAATCAACTTCAATCGAGCTTGTTTTGCTGCTTTAGTCATAATAGTCATTATTTGTCATCCTCATCGAATTCATTGATTTTTGAATTAATTAAAAATAAGCCAGATAGAGCTACGAGGAGTCCAGCTAACATAGTAATATTTGACTCATTCTCTATTAGAGGAAACGAGCTGATTAACATTGCAGTACCAAGAATTACTCTAATCATTATTCACCTCAATAGTAACTTTATAAGTCGTACCATTACGATCCATTACTTGAATAGTTCTTTTTGACGAGAGATACTGACCTTCGCTATTTAGATCTAAACGAGGGTTAGTTGAATCTTCGATATGAGTAGACATCTTAGTTGAATCTTCAATAAGAGTCTTTGATATGACTGCTGCTATGTAATCACAATATTCTAAATTTACCATAATATGTTCTCTAATCAATTTATTAATTTATAAGTGTATTATACACTACTGGTCGAGAAAGTAAACGTTTATTTTCACAAATGTGAATTATTTACATTCCGACCAGATATTGATTAGAAGTTGAAGCCTACGCCTACTCCAGCATTTTCTGCAGTATCAAAGGTAATCGTTACAGTTGCTGATTCATATCGTGCACCTAGCGCCACCGCAGCCTCGCCGTTGTAGTAACCAACAGCTCCTCTGAATCCATTAGTACCTCGAATCGCATTGGATGCTGCTATTGAAGCGGCAGTACCAGCATTGAAGAGTTTTTCTTGTTTGTTAACTAATGATTCGAAGTCTGATTCGACTTGAGCAATAGTAGAATCAAACATAGATTGCTGAGCATCGACTTGAGCCTGGAAGTCAGACGACAGTTGATCAATTCGAAGATCGAGTCGATCGATGTTTAGGAAGGTTATGTATTGAAGTTGGCTTCGAGTTTGACCTATCACATTGAATAACATTAACACATTGTTACCATCATCAATATTAAGCTTGTCGTGCAAGTCTTGTAGGTCTTGGTCCCATGGATCAGCAGCCAATACTGACGAAGATAGTGTTAGAATAGATAGTGCTAATATTGTCTTTTTCATAATATAGTCTCTAATTGATTTTATATACTAATTATATACCATCTGACGAGAAAGTAAACTAATTTCTTAGATTATTTTAGTAACTATTTCACATTTCTTATAACTTTTCGTTCTTATCGAATCCTCTAAAGGTTTTGAACCGAGGGAATCGAAGAGAGTAATGATCAGAGTTCTCACCAATAGTAATCGCATCAGCTCTTATCTCGACGACCTGACCCATTGCCTTACCCTTATCATCCCATATTGATCGTCTCATGCTATCAGTTAAACCTGATCCAACACTAACGCTGATGAACTTACCATCATCTGAACCCTGACATTGTATCGCTCCAAGATTACCCTTGTATTTACCAGTGCCTTCTTCTAGATCAATAATATGTAATGATACCTCAATAAAGGGTTTAGCTTTCAACCAGTTGTACGACCGTTTACACTCATACAGTCCACCGATAGGTTTAATCATTAGTCCTTCATAACCCTTTTCTAAGGCCACCCGATTCATTTCAGTGTACTCAGCTTGACCTTCTTCGGTATCTAAGTTGATAATACACCAATCAACTGGTACTAAACAGCTAGTTTTTGTGAAGTCATCTAATTGTTTCTTTCGCTGTACTTGGTCTAGTTTAGATTTTCCAGATTTAAACTCTTCTAATGTGATCATATCAAATATTGCCAGATATGCATCGTCAGTCTGAACGTCTTTCTTTCGATTAAGCTGCTTCATTAGAGCCTGAAAGTCACCACTCATTACTTCACCATCAATAACAACTGCTTCATCAGAAGAACCAACATAGTCTTCTATTGCTCTGTTTATATGAGGGAAGTTACTAAGTACCTTACCATTACGAGAATGTAAAACACATTTGCCATCTTGATGAATAGCAATTACGCGAACACCGTCATACTTATATTCTATGACGCATTCTCCAACCATCTTCTTCTCATGTTTAGCTCCATCGTTAGCAAGCATGCACGTAAAGGTAGGAACTCTAAACTTAATTTTAGATCTCTTAGCTACATTATTAACTGTCTTTTCACTAACACCACATCGAAGATCCTTTAATAGAATACGACGATACCAGTTGTTCCATTGATCAGATGTTGCTTGACATATAAGACTATCAATAGTATCAATTGCATTGTTTCCAGTTAAGGAGCGATCGATTAACGAATGAGCAACCTCTAGGAAGACATTCCACGAAAGGCCACTGCCGTCACTATCTGAGGCTTTAACACTCTTATCACTTACCCCGAATGTAACTAATGGATCTAAAGCTAAACACATTGCTTCCTGAAAGATCTCATCCTCGATATATTTAGCTAGTACCTCTTCTTTAAACAAACGGCTATTATTAGATTCTAACTCAACTACAACTGAAGCGTAATCCAAACTCATTTCTTATCCTTGTTTTTAGTCTTATCATTATCTTCAGTCTTCTTTTTCTTACCGAATATAGCATCAAAGTTGTCATTATACGATTGTTTATCAGTGGGCCTAACACTAGACCCCTTTCCACCATGCCATTGCTTAGTCATATTATGCCTTTTTAGAAGATTTGCGGGCGTTACCATGTTTGGCATTTGCATATTTTGCCATTTTGCTACCATAACCTTTTAATGCTTTTTCCATTCGAGGGCGATCTAGATTTGGTTGAGCTTCGATTACCTTTCTTACTGCTCTTAGCTCAGCTTGTCGTGAAGGAGTTTGAGAGAATTTAAGCTTTTCTACTACGATCTCATATAGAGATACTAGTTCTATTGGACCAAGACCCTTTATAAGATCTTTAGCTTCAGAGTTATAATCTCTATTTGGATTTACTTCGTCTTTTTTAAACTTTGACATATAGGTGTTGCTCCACTCGATTAAATAATAAGATAATTATAACACATAAATATCACTTTGTAAACTGTAAATATTAACCAAATTCGCGTAGTACCCAGTCTTCGGCCATATCTGTAACTTGTTGGATTGTCTTCTCGTTAGAGTCATATAGCACATCAGCAGAGAAAACCCAACCTTTACCGTGAGCTGAACCTCTCCACTTACGATAACCTATATTATTTTTGTTTGTTTTAAATACTTCAGCCTTGCGAGTTCCATCATCTGAATATAGTGTTTTGATTTTAGCGTTTGCAAGATACATCATATAATATTTCCTATTTAGTTACCAGAAGTTAGATCCATATTGAATGGATAACATTTCATAAATAATTCATCTTCTCTACCGTATGCTTCAATTTCCCAAGGTTGTTTACTATATGGAACATTATCATATAGTTCACCATACCAGCGTATTCCTTGCTCGTCTAATTCACCCTTTAAGAATTGTTTAATGTGAACCATCTCATGGACGATAGTTCTCATCTGCATTAAGAAGCCAACCTTCTTACCTTTATGAGTCTTAGCTATCTCAAGTTCACCTTCTTCTTGATCAGCTATAGCCCATCCATATGATTCATCACCTTCTTCACCGCATTCAGTGACAAACCGAATCTCGAGGTTTGCTTCATGATCGGCAATACCTAGTTCTTTACATAGTCGAGTCAATAATGTCTCAACTACTTTGCGGTTCTTACATCTGCCTGTTATTTCATATATCAACTTGATAACCTCATTTAATAGGATAATTATATCATACTATCCCGAGAAAGTAAACTGT